TCACTTGGTAGGCATTACTTTTTTGCCCTTGCGATTCCTGATGTATTGCTCGGTCATCACCACGGTCGTATGCCCAAGTTGATCTCTGGCTTGCAAGATATCACCGCTGGACTCTGCTTTATCTGTACCTGCCTTGGCGCGCAAGTCGCGCATCTGAAACTCAGCCTTAGGCACTCCGGCCGCTTCCCTGGCCAAGTCAAACCTCCTGCGCAACATTGCCACCGTCATCGGTTTGCCATCCTCTGTAACGATCAGCCGCGTCGAGCGGACCTTGTGTTCTGACTTCCTGGACATGATTCGATCAATCAAAACCTTCAGCTCGCCCGTTACCTCAATCCGGAGCTTCGCTTTCGTCTTGCCCTGCAGCACCCACAGCTGTCCGCCGCGAAGGTCTCGCTCGTCCATCAATCTGGTGTCGGTCACCCGTTGGCTCGTTAGGTAGGCAAGGTCCATCGCATCCTGCAAGCCGACGTCGGCTTTCTCGTAGACGCGCTTGAACAGCTCATCCTCGACGTAAGTGTTCCGGCCGGTTTCCTTGTTGCCCTTGATGCCTGCGCACGGGTTGGCCAGGGCTGTGTAGCCTTTATCCCTGGCGAAGTTCCATATCGCGCTGAGCAAAGCCTTCTCACGGTTTGCCCTTACCGGTGCGGCCTTGCGCCAGGTTAGGTATTGTCTGACGTGAAGGGGTTCGATAGTTTCCAGAGACGCCGGCGGATCGTCGAAAAACGCGATCAGGTTTTTCAGCTCCCGTTTATTGTCGAGCTGCGTGAGCTTCCCTTTCGTCGGAACTACGTCGACCATGTATTTCTCGGCGACGTAGCGGAAGGTGATCACCTTGGACACGAGGTCAGTCGCAGTGCGATCGCGCTCAAGCTTGGCGTACTCCATGATTGCCAGCCCGTAGTCACTGCCCAGCGGAATTTCTTTGCGATCTTTTCCTCCTGTGTCGTAGTAGTAATACACCCGGCCGCTGCGCTTCTTGCGCTCACGCAGCCGGGCTATAGAGCCGGGTTTGCTTGGTCGTCGTCCCATTTCAGCCAGCCTTACGTGGTGTCCACACTGGTTTTTCTGCTTCAAAAATGCCGACTGCGGTCACGGCCATGGCCGTAACACTCGGCCACCCGTTCACTTTGATCGTGTGCCGAACGCCGTTCTTTTTCAGATTTTGGATCTGCCCTGCCTTGGTTCGCGCGCCGGTCAGCTCGCAAACCTCCTCGTGGGATAGAAACTGGATGCTCATGAGCTGCTCCGAGCCGCGCGTGGCGGCATTGGTGGCGCGCGGTTACGGGCGCGCCTTCTGGATGATGTAAATTACGATGCAGCCGGTGGCACAGAGCCAGACCATCGTACCGAAGCCCGCGGTGATCAGCGCTGCGTCGGTGCCGTGATCGAGCATTTCTGGGAAGGCATAGGCGAACCAGAGTAGGGTCACCAGCAGGTACAGCAGGGCGCCAATCATGACTTCGAACAGTTTTTTTGCAGACATAGGTGTGCTCCATGCCGCGCGTGGCGGCAGAAGGTGGTTATTGGGTGGCTTTGGCGATGGCGGCGTCGATCCTTTGCACGGTGACGTGCAGAGCAACCTTTTCATCGGTATCGAACCAGTCGGGCGCCCCAGTCTTGAGCGCCATGGCGATTACTTGCCGAGACTCACGAAGCGTCGCGACCATTTCTTCGTGCATCCCGCGCTCCTCCCGGCCGATATCCCATAAGCGCTGGCCCCAGTGCCCGACTGGTGGCGGGTTGGAGTTTTGCGCGCCCATGGCCAGCGCTCCGACCGCTGCGTCCAGCAGGTCGCGCTTGTAGGCGTTGTCGCCGTCGATGCTCAGGCCCTGGCGGCGCAACGCATCGAGGGCGTTGTTCAGGTTCGCCTCGGGCGATGGCAGCACCAGGTCGAAGTCGGCCTTGTCTGGGCGGCACACCACCAGAAACATCTGGCAGTCCAGCGGCAGGTGCTGGGCGATATCTGAAATCGCATCGATCGCCACGTCACGGAGCAAAGATTTTTGATCAGGCATAGGAATTCCTCGCCCGCCGCTGTTCAGCGGGCATCAAGTGGTCAGGGATTACGCGGCTTTGCGGGCTCGTATGCGCGCAACTTCTTCTATCGGAATGAATGCATCTGTTGAGAAGCCGGACAGGGCCCTTGCCAACGGCCCTTCATCGTCAGGCGCTGCCGAATAGAATTTCCGTTCGCCGACGGTTCTGTTGGGGTCAAAGACCACCCAGGTTCCTGAATCCTTGTCGAACTCAACGAGTATCTGGTGGAGACCACCCTCAATGTTCAGGCTTGGTACAGCGAGCAGCCAAAGTCCGGACCGGTTGATGCTATGCCTGTCGGCGGAGTCGAATGATTCAAAGCCAACCCCGTATGCCTGAAGTACGTCTCGAAGACTTCCGCCCTCATGGTAGGTGTCGTGGTGCTCCCGCCGGACCATGCCGACCGGGATATTTAGAGCCATTGCAACGCAGGCGCTCATGCAAGACGTGGGGCATGGCTGGGCCTGGAACATGGTGGTTGGCGACCATTTGCTCATAGGAATTCCTCGGCTGCCGTAAACCGGCAGGCATAAATGGTTAGCTGTTAGGCCAGATCCGCCAGCGCGAAGACAATGCCCCGGCAATAGCGGTCAACGTCGTCCATCACTTCGAAGGTGGCGTGGGGGATATCTGTCTTGTAGGTCCAGGAGTAGCCATCCTCTTTGCACCATAGCGCCTCGATGGGTTTTGCCTGGGCCTTGCGCTGGAAGTACTGCTGCAGCTGGTCGTCATCATCGATGCTGTCCCGGTCGGGCAGCACGCCTTGGGCGTCCACCAGCGCGGTGCCACCGTTGTAGCAGCCGATCTCTTCCTGGGCGGCGCCTTCGAATTCCATCAGGTCGTCGCTGGCGCCATAGACGATGACCAGACCACTTTCCTTGGCGATCTGGATCAAGTCCTTGTGGATGCGGCAGGGGTAAGCGATCCCGCATATCCGGTCCGCGAGTTCTTCTTTGTTCATGGCATAGCTCCGCCCGCCGTTCACCGGCAGGCTGTAGGTGGATTGGGGTTAGGGGGTCTTGCGTTTTGGCGGGGATGGCGGGAAGCCGAAGTACATGCGGCGCTTTCCGGTGCCGCCACACTCGCGACAGCCGCCGGCCTTATGCGTGGCATACCCGTAACTGCAGCTTGAGCAATCACAGCTACAGCCGGAGCATTCAACGGTGCAAAGGGCCTCTTGCTCGACTACGCCATCACGGGTAATGAGGAAACTGGAGCGTCGGTCCAGGCGAAAGCCTGTGATTTTTTCGGCGTCCTCATACGTAGCGGGCTCCCTCCGAAAGCCCCACTTCGCGGAGGAGTCGTCAACGATGCGAGTTACGGTCCTCATCGCCTCGGCCCTCGATACACAAGCCAGGCCATATAGAGCAGGGGGAGGATCATGGCGTCACCCGCTTGAACTCGACGACCCAGACCCAGGGGTTGGCGTCCCAGTTTTCCTGGCCGTTGATGGACGACCAAAGTCCGGCGAATGCCCCGGCAGCGGTCGTTTGCAGCTGCGACTTCCCATCGTCTGGGCCGACCATGTAGCCGGTGCAGATCGGCCAGCCGTCATCAGGGCGAAAGGCGACACCGACGATCCCTTCGGCCTTGGCCTGCTCTTCACTGATGTCCTGCAACCGCTCAACGCGGACGTCGGTGATCTCCAGCAGAATGCGGCAGGCTCGCCGCGGCATGAAAATGCTCGGCTTCCATGGGCCGCCGTAGTCGGTGCGATTGTCACACTCGCGGTAGACGATCCATTCCTGATCAGGTGCTTGCGCGACTCTAATTTCTGCCCAGGTCTCGCGCACCCACAGCCGGTCGCCGGGCTTGCCATAGGGGCAGTAGCCGTTGATGAAGTGCTTGGTCACAGGTCTTCCGTAACCGTCCTGGCCGTAGTTGGAGCGCCCTACGCAGAAATTACCACTGGCATCGATATGCGGCTGAACCTTGATTGCCCGCCGCGTGACCGTCTTCCGGTCCTCCAGGATGGCGCGCACCATCGGCGCCGAGAACAGGATCGGCCGTTCCTTTATTTGAGACATGAGTCGTCCTTGCCGCTATAGCGGCTGACTTTGAAGGGGGGGATTAGCAGGTATTTATGGTTACGTCACACTAAAGGTTGCGAAATAGGCCCATACTCCAGCGATTTGGGGGCTCGGAAATGTTCACTCGCGGTAGAACTTTTTGGGTGTGGGCAAATCCGCACCTTCATTGTCGAACCAAAGATGAGCGTCTTGCTGACGGCTCTCAGGTAAACGTACAGGTGCGGACTTCAAGCACAGGCGTTGTGCAGCTGTTTCTTGGGTTATACGCTCCGAAAGGAATTATGATTTTTGAGGAGTCATTTGACTCGCGGCCTGGCCAAACCATGACGCAAGCGATGGAGTGGGGAATTTCCAGAGCGAAAGAACTGTGGTGTATCTCCAAGGAAAAAGCCTCGAATACCCGTAAGTTTTCAAAGCTCCCTCAATCAATATCTGATCAGTCCACGTGACCGCTCATCGCTCTATTTGAATGCGCACATGTAATTGGATGTCACTGCTTTGGTGGGAATATTCCGGGACCTCCGGCAATACCCGCCGCAAGGCGAATTTATGAGCGGGATAGATGACTTCAGATTTAAGTCCCACCACCTTTTGATCGAGCTAGATGCAGCGACAAGCATGATGATGCAACTTGTTTCATCTAAGGAAGTGGTTGGGGCTGGCTGGGACGCTGCCACCGTGCGCCACCACGACGCCTTCGAGGCTTGGAGCGCTTTTCTTAACTCCCCTGAAAGCCTTTTGGATGAACCGGCGCCGCCGATTCACTAGTGGTTTTTACCAAATCATGGGCATTCACAACCCGCATCCCGAGCGCCTTGCCGATGTGCACCTCAAGGCTGGCGCCGCGGGAATCCTGCCAGCCGGGCAGGGTGGCCACGGTGTCGCAATCCATCAGCGCTTTGATGTCGCGGCGCATGCATTCGCTCCAGGTGCCCGGGTCTGGGTTGAGTTCGGCGGGGTTGATGACGGTGTGCCCGGCGTTGCGCAGGGCGGCCGTCAAGGTGTGGAACAGTGGAAAGTTCAGGTCCAGCATGTTGGTCATGGGACCGCTGAGGTAGATGCGCTTCATGCGACCTCCCGGACTTCGACTGGCTTGCGGACCAACCCAAGGCGGACACCTTCATCGCGCACAATCAGGATGTCGTCGCCGTATCCCCACGGGTTTTCAAAGCCGTTATCCATCTTTGGCTGGAAGTACCCGTAGCGCATCGTCGAGCCATGGAGGACGAATTTCCCGATGGACCCCACCAGGCTCTTTAGTGTGCCGCCGTGCGAGAAACCGTCCCAATTGCCTTCCTTGGCGACGTTGATGCGAGCGCCGGTGTAGTCGTCGTGAAGCCAGACGACTCTCCCGCGGGTGTTCATCGACAGGTAGGCGTCATGGCCTGAGCCTTTGTTGCGGAAAAAGCGCCGGCCGCATCGGGCAATTACCTGCATGAACTCGTTGGCGGCTGCGAGTCGTTCCTGGCGCAACTGGCCGAGGGTTTTCTTTTCTGCGGGCATGGCTGTGTCCTTGCCGGGGCATGCCCGGGCGGTGGAGTTTCGGGGAGATCGGCTATCGCGGTATGGAACGCATGACCATAGGGCAGGTCCTGTGCGTCCCGATGATTCCGGTATCAATCGACTGGAGCGATACCGCATGAAACGACTTGCAGAGTGGATAAATTTTTTTGCTGGGGTGATTTGCCCGTGCATTGGATGGCTTGGTCTATGGCGCTTTATCGTTGTAGTGCTTCAGGACGGAACGGTGGACACCATTACATTTTGGTTATCAGCCAAACCGGAGTTCTACCGCATGAAACAAGTCGTCGCAGACCTGATGTATCAAATCCTTGTTGAGCTGCTGAGCCAGATTCTGATGCGCTTGGCTGAGTGGCTGGCGGCTGCAACGTGGTTGTGAGCTACGCCGCTTCGGCTTGGCGCTCTGCTGCGCGCCACGGATCGTTAGCCCGGGCCAGTGCCGCCATCGGCGGCGGGCTGACGCTGTTTCCGCACATGTGGACTTGCTGGGTCTTGGTGAACGGCTTGCCGTCGGCGCCGTGACTGATCACGTAGTCGGCAGGGAAGCCCTGGGCCTTGTACAACTCGGACGGCTTCAGCATCCGCAGGCAGATGTCGACGATCACGTAGGGCGTGCCCTTGACCATCACCGTGACCATCGCCAAGCGATCCTTGGTGGTGATCGTTGGCGCTGGCGCATCACAGGCGCTAATGTTCTCGGTGCCGTAGTAGCTGACCAGGAACGCGGCCACTCGCAGCGCGCCGGCTTCATGCTCCGGCGACAGCTTGAGTGAAACCAGGGAGCTTTTCCCGCCGCCACCGGCTGTGATTGTTGGCGCGGGCTCTTCCAGGCCCTGGCCGACGCTGGCACCGAAGGCTCTCTCCATGAATGCACTGACCAGGCCGTGATGTTCACCGCCTGCACTGATGGTCCGCAGCGGTTCATCTGCGGCCCGGGCATCACAATTGCCGCGCAGGTGCACCAGGTTGGCCGACACCAGTTGCTGCTGACTGCCCGTGTTGGTCACGGTGGTCAGCGGCTCATCCATGCCCTTCGCGTAGGTGGTGTTGAAGCCGCCATTCATCTGGGCCATGAACACCGTGGAGATGCCCATGGCGTGGGCTGCACCGGCTGGGCGCTGGTAGTTGCCGCCACTGGTTATTGTCGGCAATGGCTCATCCAGAGCTTTGCCGGCATCGTTGAAGCGAAACTTCACCAGGTGCGCCGCGGCGATCGCGCGGTGGTTCTGCGTCATCAGCGTTCCGGCTGGCTGATCGGCTGTCGTGGGCTTGCCCCCGTATGCCGGCCCGCCTGCGCCTACCATCACCGGACTGATAAGCGTCAGCTCACCTCGGTTGGCGCATGTCACGGTAGGTAACGGGTCCATCGGGTCGTTAACCCTGACGCTGCCTTGATGCGTGGCGGGTGCAATAACCGGGCTCGCCATGGCGAACGATCCGCCGCGGGGCCAGCTGGTGATGGTGCGCAGGGGCTCCGCGGACGATTGCGCCAGTTCACCAGACCAGTTCGCGATCGGTACGATGAATGGCGCCGGGTTGTCGATGACGAACTTCTTCATGCCCTTGGCAACGCGTCGCAGGGTTGCCGGGGCCAAGTCCTTCTTGCGGCCGAAGATGCTTTTGCCCAGGTCGCTGAAGTCGATACAGTCGGCGGCGGTCTTCCACTTCTGCTGACCTTTGACCGGGTTCTTCGCGTGGGTTGGCTCCGGCCACACGATCGGCTGGCCATCGCACCGGGCAATCATGAACAGGCGTTCCCGGCTGGTTGGGGCGCCGAAGTCACAGGCTTTGATCACCTTCCATTCGACGACGTAGCCCATGCCTTCCAGCAGCGCTACAAAGCGGCGCCAGGTCCTGCCGCGCTGCTTCGGGTCAGGGATCAGGAACTGCTGGTCCACCGGCACGACCTCACCAGGTGCAGCAATCTCACCGCTGAGTTTCACCACGCAGCCGGTGGCTTTGTCTCGCTTGGCAATGAGGCGGCCCCATTGAAGGATCTGTTTCACGTTCTCCAGGCTGATCACCCGGGGGCGCTTCATGCCTGCCCACTTCAGACCAATCCACGACAGGTTGCGGATCTCGCGCTTGCGCGGCTGGCCGCCGGCGGCCTGGCTGTGGTGAGTGCAGTCCGGCGACATGTGAAACCAGCCCACCGGCCGGCCACCGCATTCGGTATCGGGATCACCCTCGAAAACGTCGGTGGTGAAGTGCCGGGCGGCGGGGTGGTTTACCGTGTGCATGCTGATGGCCGCGGGGCTGTGGTTCTTTGCCACCGTTACAGCCCGGCCCAGGCCAATCTCCAGGCCGGTACCGGCGCCGCCGCCACCGCAGAAGAAGTCGACCACGATCTCGTCATCCTGGGGGTTGAAGCCGAGTCCGTATTGGGTTTTGAAATCGAAGGGGTGTTTCTTCTGGTGAGCGGACATAGGGGATCCTCGCCGGCAGCGTCTAGCTTCGGCATAATCGTCAGAATTTCTAAATTTGGAGAGCAAGTTGAATAAGGATTGGGTTGTTTGGCTAGGGTGCTTGCTGCTGTTTGTCTCCGGAATGCTCTGGGGAATGATTCCGATAGGAAACAACTTCTTCAAAATAAAAGATGTTCACGATCTCTTTGAGATGGCCTCCTCGCTTGCAACTGTATTAGCGGTTGGACTTGCATTTTCACAGGTAAATGCATGGAGGAAACAGCATGTCGCTCAATCGGACCATGATCTTTCAAAGCGACTTATGGCTGCATCTTTGCGGTTTAAAGAAACGGTAGCGGTAGCGCACGCCGATGCGGCGTTCGTACTTTTGAATTTTCATCTTGGAGGCTTGCCTCCAGATTTGCTTGATAAGCTGATTCCCAGTATTAAGGCTAAACTTGAGTCGAGCATCGTCCGGCGATCTGAGTTCTTGCTTGCCCTTCAGGAGGGAAGGGCAGCATGGAAATCTGAAATATCCGACAAGTTCGACGATCTACTGAGTTTTTCAGAGCATTGCAATTCTGTCGTTCGCGCTTTTATTGACTGGTCTGTTTCTGGAGGGAATATTGATGGATACAAAATTTCACTTGAACGACAATATGCTTTGTTCGAAGCAAATGGCTGGCTCCATTTAGAAGGAAAAAGATTCGCCGAAATTGATAAACTTACTTCGGCAGCAGATGATGTCCTTCGCAAAAAAGCTATCCAAGTAAACTAAGAGAAGGGCGCCCATAGACGCCCGGTGGTGTTGATTAACGGACGGTTTTACTTCGGATCGAATGCACCTAGCGACAACAAGGCGGCATCGCCAATGCTACTTTGAAGTACGGTCTTGAACTCTTGGGCGATGTCTTCGCGCTGAGCTTCTTCGCCGACCCACCGTAGCTTCAGTACTGGCTGCGAGCCGCTGGTGATGACCGACAGCCGAAGGGTGATGACTTGTTCGGTAAGGCCCTCGAACGGGATAGTGCTGAACTGCAGGGACACCGGTAGGGTTTCTTTGCTGCGCGCTTCGATTTGATCCATGGCGCTACGGCTGGCGCTGGTCTCACCCACGGTGGTTTCCGACTCGCTGGAAGCCTTGATGGTGATGGTTCGCACGGCTGCAATGGCCTTGGCCACCGGAATGGCGTTGCCTGCCTCGTCAACCGGGGTGAGGTACTGGTGCCAATCTTCGATCCAATCGCTCAGATCCTTCTGGCTGATGCCGCGTCCACCGATTTGCTGGGCTGCTGTGTAGCCTGCGGTCGCCTTCAACTTGAGAACGGCGCGGTCATCGGCATGACCAGGTACGTCGGCCGTGCCCAGGTTGAACAGAAGGACACAGCTCATTGCGTCTTGATCGATAAAGCCGCGGGCGCCAAGCGCTGCGCGCTCAACCACGTAGGCGCTGAAATCTGCCAGGGAGTGCGTGCTGTAGGTGCCACGGAAGCGGCTGCGGCCGGCCTGGAACTTCTCCAAGTCAATGACTTTCGAGCTTTCCGGCAGCACCACGGTAGGGACCAGTGTCTCCAGCTTCTTGCCGTTGGCTTCCAGCGCCGTATCGGTGATCAGCTGAATTGCATCTTTGGTAAGTGACATCGCGTATTTCCTTGGATTGCGGAGGGAGGGTGAGCGGGGTAGATCAGGTGCGCTTAGGGATCGGCGCGTCGTCGCGGCTGAACAGCTGGTCGTGCTTCTCCGCGAAAAGCGTCACGCGGCCGCCGGTACCCACGTGCATGGGCGTGTCGAGGCTGGTGTTTTCGCTTCGGGTACCGCGCTTGGTCGGCACCTTGTAGTCAAGCTTGTGCTTGATCTTCACCTGGTGAGATTCGCCGATCTGGCTGAAATCCAAGGTAATGACCAGCTTTCCGGCCTTTCCGTGGTCAACAACCCCAGCGGCTACCTCTGAAATGGCGTGGCCGATTTGGCTGGCAAATGCTCCACCGTTGAGTTCTTCCAGAAACTCGGCTGTGTCGGTTGCTGTGGACATGGGGTTTTCTCCGGGTTGGGTTTTATTCCACTGGCCGGCAGTGCCAGCCAGGTCTGTCGTTTGCGTTGTTGGGTGCGTAAACGTCTCACGCTGCTTCCTTGATTTGGCCCCATGCGCCGACGGCATCCAGTAGCGCAGACAATCGCGCCTCTGGTACTGGCGTGTCGCCGGGCACGGCCAGCCAGCCCATGCCGATCCGGTGATTCGGATTGCAGTCGGCCTTCACCTCTTCGTAGAAATGTTCGAGGACATCTGAAAGCCTCTCCACCATGTGGACGCCGTCCGGCCTGATGTCGATTGACTTGATGTACTGGGCTCCGTCTTGGCGAACGCAGATGCCGGCGATGTAGATCGTCCAGCGGTGCGCGACATCGCAGAGCGCGTCAGACACCGGCTTTGAAAGGATCTGCTTGCCGTTCTTCCAGTTGATCATCACCTGCAACCCGCTCGGGTCGATGTTGATCACGGCGGCGTGGTTGGTGTTGACCAGGGCACGCATGCTGCGCTCGATTTGGACCCGCCGATTACATGGTTTGCGCTTGCTCATAGTGCGTCCGCCATTTTGCGAAGCGCCCTGCGCTCGGCCAAGGTCAGCTTCTTTGGCCGTCGCTTGAGGACCGTTTCAGGGTCTATCCGAGTGGAGCGGGGCGGCGGTATCGGGTTGCGCGGCGGGCTTTGCAGTTCGTCGATCTGGCCGCCGGCGGCCAGGTACTGCGCGATTCGCTCTGCGATCGACTCGGCATCTGGCCGGTGCTGCTCGACGAGGTTGAGGTGGTTGCTGATCATGCTCAAGCTCCCAATCTATGGGCCTGCGCCCTTGCTTTGTCTGCGACTTCATCAACCATCCGGCCAAGCTCCAGATTGAACTGGACCAGTTCTTGATGAAGCATCGCGATGTACTCGTCATCGCGTTTAATGGTCTCGATATACAAGCGGCAGTCTTCATCTTGGCGCGGATCGAATGACAGGAAATCCCACCACTCACGGCCCGTGACGAACATGCAGCCCTGAACCTGCGGCTTGTGTTCCTCGGGCATTCCTTCGAGCCAGGTGCGGACGTGGACGGCCTCATTGAATGGGCACTTCGATTCAATGCCCCCGTCATCACCAATCAAGCCGTCCGGCGAGCAACCCAGCCAGTCGTATTTTGGGTGAACAACAAAGCCCGACTTGATGACGCTATTGCCGGTCAGGATTTCGTAAAAGTCGTGACTCGACTGCTCGACTTCCGTGCCCCAGGCCATCGACTTACTGCTGACTGAATGCTTTGACCTGTTAGCCAGGCGCTCAAAGGCCAGCTCGCGCATGTAGGTGGTGCGGGCAGCGAGTGGTTTGCGCTTGCCGTGCTTGTCACGATCTCCCCAAGCAATCACATCCTTGAACCTGCTTGCCGTTAGGCGACCGCTGCGGTCTTGATGCCATTGCTCGGTGCGCTGAAGGTCTACGGCGGCGCTCATTGATTGCCTCCTTGCTGATCGCTTTCAGCATTAACGTCGGCGCTCTCGTTGACGGTCGTGAACTCCGCATCTATGGTCTGCGCAATCGTCTTCAGTTCGCCGTGACGAGTTACGCCAATGGCGCCACGCTGCTGAGGTTTCAGCGCCTTCCAGGCCTTTTCGTAGCCTTCAATCCCTTGCTCTTGGGCGATTTTTTTCAGGTTCTCGAACAAGTCTACGGTTGCGTCGGTAGTGTCGCCCTGCGGCACCGCTGCCGCACCTACATCGGCAGGCTTGTTCGATGTGGCTGAGGGATTTCCAGCCTGCGGTGTAATGTCTATTTCCTCGGCGGACGGCATCTCGTCGCTGGTGTAGACCCCGAGGATTACGTCAGGGGCATGGAGCCGAGCCCATTTTCGAATCGCCAGGTAGGCTATCTGCTGCTTGGGGTCCGTGGCCCACTGGGTAGAAAAGCGCGGGTAGGCCTGCGTCATCATCACCTTGACCTCGCGCGGCACGGTCTCGCCGATCATGGTCAGGCGAACGATGATGCCGAGACCCTGTTCATCCTCTTTCTTCCAGGCTGCTGTGTAGTATTTTCCGCCCTTGTCGGACTTGTTTTCGTTCACGCGACCCAGGATTTTGTCCCAGTCGCCCAGGTACTCGTATTCGGGGCGGCCTTGAATAGGGGCCCGGGAAATCACGACAGCGTTGATGAGCTGCGCCTCATATCCGAGGGAGCCTCCCTGTGTAACGTGGGTTTTCTGAGCTACGGCGAAGGGGCTGATGCCCCACTGCATCGACTGCATGACGATGGCCATACAGTCTGCTTGGTTTCCTCGGAAGTGCTGAGGAACAGCGGTTTTCCCGCCCGCCATCATCACGGCAAGGTCTGTCATCGACTGCATGCTTTCGCGGTTGAGGATCAGCGCAGTCGGGCTGGCGAAATCCGTTGAAATTGCGGACAGCTGGGTAGATGCGTTCATTACTTACTCCATAGCCGACGACTGTGGTCGGCCTCCGGGGTGGTTTCAGGTTCTTTAGAACGACAGGGTGCGCAGCCAGGCCGAAGCCTCGTCATTGGTGACACAGAAGGCCATGGCCACGACCTCGACCACTTCGCTGGCGCTCGGCATGTTCGAGTCAGCGGGTACGTCTTCCAGGGGCGCGGGGTCAGCTTCTGTCACCACCGCTGGTGCTGTTTGGACTGCTACTGGAGTCGCGACGACTTCTGCGACTGCTGTAGGTGCAGCAGCCTGTGCGCGCAGGCGAGCAAGTTCTTCTTGGTCACGCTGATACTGTGCGTCGCGCTCACGCTGTTGGCGTTGCTGCGCTTCCATATCTCGACGCTGCTGGTCGAGCTCATCCTGCTGCTTTTTCAGGCGCAGGCGGTCTTCTTCGGCGCGCTGCTTGCGCAATTCCTCGGCTTCGGCGTCAGCAATACGTTGCTTCTCGCGCAGATCATCGAGTTCTTTCTGTTGAGCCGCCAGCTTGGTGGCAGCTTCCTCGCGGTCAACAGCAGCCCTGTGCAACGTTTCAAGCTGTTCAATAGCGTTGTCGCGAGCAATCGTGCCTTCCGCTTCGAACTCGGCATATTCCTCTGGCAGGATCACCGACTCCTTGACGCTTTGCAGAATGCCGGAGACGTCGGCAGCGCTACGACTTGCATATGCGCCAGCAACAGAGCTGAAGCGGGCAATCTTTGCTCTGATGGTTTCGATACGCTCAGCTTCGACACGCTCGCGCTCGGCTTTGGCATCAGCTATGCGTTTCTCTTCAGCCTTAATCGCTTCGTCAACAGGCGCCTCGATCGCCAGCACGCGATCCTTCAGCGCTTCACCGAATTCCTTCACTTGGTTGACGCGAGCCTGGGCGTCCTTGACCGCCTGCTGATAGGGAATCAGTGCCGTTTTCGTGGTATTGGCCAGGGCATAGCGGACATCGCGAATATCAACGCGAACCTCCTTCGCATTCGCCAGGCCTTCACTGGTAGAGCAGTCGACAACCAGGTTCGCGTAGGTCGTTTCCAGACGGACAATCTGTTCTTCATGTGGCCGATACTCGGCGATATCGGTGACGGCAACTGCAGGAGCAACAGCATTCTTTGTGTCGCCGGTTTCACTCGCTTCCAGGTCGGTCAATACGGCGGCTTGTTTGGCTTTTGCGGACATGACGATTCCTTGCTGCGCCGAGCGCAGCTTGTGGCGGTGTTGTTTATTGGGTGATGCGATCGGCGAGGGCGCTGAGCAGCATCATGAGAGTGCAGAAGGTGATGGCCGAGAACGACCCGCGCCAGATCAGCAAGCGCCGGGGACAGTTGCGGTACGCTGCAGGATGCCGACCTTTCGCTGACCACGGTGTAGGCGAGCATGGTCATGAGGATGGAGGCGCCGAGGATCCAGTAGAGGCACTTCATTGTTTGGCCCTCACTGCGATACGCCCCGACTTGATCGCCGCTACCAGCTTGGGCGGGAGCACGACAACAGGCAGCTCACGCGGAATGCCAGCGCCTACTATCGCAAGGCTGCGCTCAATCTCTTCGAGCTGCTCATCCAGCAGCGTTTTAACCGGTGCAGTACTCATGACGCCTCCTTGCGCTGCCTGGTGATTTTCAGGAGGCGCTTGCAGTAGTGGTTGAACTCTTCAACTGTGATGGCGCTGCCTTCCATCATTTTGGTGATCATGCGCAGCACAACCTTTCCGGCACCTGGAGGGCTGTCGGGGTGCTCCAGGCTTTCCAGCGCCTCGTCGATCAGGATGTGAGGGCTCATGCTGCAGCCCTTGGCAAAAGCTCGACAAACCTTGTCAGCTCAGCAGCGCCAATTTCCTTGAGATAGGAGTCGCGCTCGCTGGTGGTGATCGCGGAAAGCTCTTCCGCCAGAATCGCCGCCATACGCGCTCTGTCTGCGGTTAGCGAAGGGATCAAGGAGGCAGGGATTGCAGACAGCTCAACCTCAATCCGGTGTGTCGCAATAGAATGAGCGTTCACGATTTCTTTACCTCCAGGCCCCAAAATTCAGCGATCTGATCCACCGCCGCGTTTATGCGAATCGCCATTTCCTTTCTGTGAGCGGCCTCAAAAGCTCGCTGCTCGGCCGTCAGCTTGGCCTGGGCCTGCAAGGCGTCGTAATCGTGAAAGAGGTCTTTGTGGGTTGGGCGCGGACGGCCCATTTCGTCGAACTGTCGATCCCATGCCCTGGCCTGGGCACTGTCTGCATAGCTGGTTGCCATGGTTGCCTCCAGGGTGGCGTTATTCTGTTCCGGTCAGCCACTCAGGGCCTTTTGCCTCAGAGAGCCATTGGCGCAATATGCCAAGTGGCGCGCCATCCTCATCCGCCCACGGTTTCTCCAGGAGGTCGCCGGTCACTTCTTCGCAGTCGTTGGCGTCGACATCCTCGATGTCTCGCTCGCACGTCTCGGCATGAAGTCGGATGGCTTCTTCGGCGGTGCTGGCTGCGTAGTAGTCGTGGTCTTCTACGATGAAAACGCGGAGCTGTTTGACGACCGGCTGACCGTCCAATGTCATTTGTTCGCTCATGGCGACCTCCAGTGTTTGGGGTTAGGCGGTAACCGGAACAGCCTCACGAAAGCGCGACGGGCTCCAGTCGCAAGACTCATCCGCAGGGATGTGGCCGAACATCGCGGTGCAGCGCTTGCAATGCACGCAGTCGCCGCAGGTCTTGCCCTCTGGCAGGTTCATCTGATCAGCGTTGTCCGCCGACCGTGGATAAGGAGCTCGTTGCTCGCTCATGACTCTCTCCATCTGGTTGATCCAACAAATTCCGGCTGCGCACGATCCTTCCGCTGGTTGCCGTTGGGCGCGGCGTCATGTGCATGCGGGATTGGTCGGGGGAGGGTGGGTGCCGGTCTTTCCCGGCTGTCACGGCGCTTGTGCCAGATCAAGGTAGCTCGCCAATACCAGGTTGGCGCTGACCCTGCGCAATGCGGGTTGAGCTATTCGCCGATTGATGCAGGTGGGCGGTTATAGGCCGCGGTTTCGTCCGCATCGGGGTGTGTCCGGTCGCCGCTGGCGGCCCCTGGCTTTCATCGGGGCAATGGGTCTGGGCCGGGCACACTCCGATGCGCTCTCATAGAGAGGATCGGGCAGTTAACGACAGGGCTGTCGTGGCGCTGGTTGTTCAGACTGCGCGTTCCAGCTCGCAGCATTCTTCGTAATGCGCCATCGCGATCGGCATGTGGTAACTATCCAGAGGCCACTTGTTGACTTTGCAGCCTTGGCCGGCCGGGCAGTGGAAGACGAATAGCTCGCCCGCATCTTTGTCCATCTGCATGCTTACCTGTGCGCCGCTTGTGAAGTCGTCTTCGATGATGGTCACGTCGCTTTTCTCCTGCGTTGGCTTTCAAATACCTCCCGGGGTGTGAGAGGCATTTGTAAAGCCAGATGGCCGACCTGAAACAGCAGGGAGCCATCTGCACATGCCGTGAGCAGCTACTCATCAAAGCCAGCTGCTCGGGCGATGTCGCTCATGCACGTTGTTACGGTTCCGCGCAGGCTGAGCACTTCTCGCTCGCGCTTGATGCGCTCGGCCTTTGCAAGATATTCAAACGTTGGATGGAAGTAGCATTCAGGCTTGTGACCGTCTTTTTTCATATGCCCCAGCTCGCCGCTACGAACCGCAGCGTTGAGGGCTTTCCGCACGTTGGCCGGGAGGCTGTTAACCACCATTCTGAAGCGATCATTGCGAACCATCTGAACGTTGGCCTGGTCCGCCGTCAGCTCGCCGCGCTGCATCAGGTCTTGCAGGTGAACAATGTCGTTCTGTCTTGCCATCTGCGTCGCTCCGGTTGTTTTCCCAATGCACCCGGTCGCCCAGGTGCATCAGTGAAAAATTCCGCCGTGACCCGCTACTGGCGTCGGTCACCGGCTCAATCAAGTTGTCGCGTCTCACCATTGGTGTCGGCTCCCCGGTCACCCCAGCTCAACTTTCCGTCTTGCTTAAAGAACTTGGTCCAGTCGGTCCCCTTATCGGGGGCTGGGAGATCATTTCGCTGATCCCGTGCTACCTGGCGGCTTCACCAGTCGTGTGGCGGGTCTGTTGAGGCCCTGGCGAGTCGCTGTGGCGTCTCGATGGATTCAGTTAACCATCGGTATATTTTAACGTCAATACCGATGGTTAATTTATTTTCGATGGGTGTGAGATATGCTTCGCCAAATACTGGATGTATGTACAGTAATTGGGAGGTGGTTATGAGCGAAAAACAAAAACAGGAGCCGCACGGGCGGTACGAGATCACGGGAATAGAGCGGCTGGGCTTGAGGGTGTCGAACATGATCAATCACCCGGTCGCGCAGATTCAGCGCTGGGTGACTATCCATCGCCTGGACAGCGACGGGGATCGGGAGTGGGAGGAGGTGATAGGCGTGCTATCCGAAACAGACGGCATAGACATGACGTTCAATGACGATGGTTCGGTGACGCTGAGGTGGGAGTTTCGGCCGGAGGATGGCCGCGCGGTCGACATGGATAACGCATCTGAAATTTCTTTGGCAGAGCCAGAACCATTCTAATAGGCAAAAAAAAGCCCGCTCTGCGGCGGGCTCCATTTGCTTGGTCTGATACTAGGAGCCCGCTAGCGAAAACGCATACTTCAAAGCTACACCGAGCAGTGCAGAAACGATTGCGCCAATCACAATCGCGCCACCCAGGTACTTACCCATTGTGACTTTGATGCCATTAACGTCTTCGCCGACTTTTTTCGTATCGGTTTTGATACTACTGACATCTTTCTCTATGCGATCAAACCTAGACTCTGAAATTTTTTCTAGAGCTTTGTCACGCTCTGCTTGAGCGGCAAGGAAGCCGGTGAATTTTTCCGCTAAAGCAGCATCACGAGCCGCTTGCTCGTGACGAAAAGATTCTTGCCTCAAATCAAATTCGCGCTTGAGTTGCTCGTCACGAAGCGCTAGCTCTTTCCGATAGTCATCGGATCGACGCTCGCTGTCTCTCTCCATGCGTTCGATACGCTTATCCATCCGATTTTCGATATCGGACAGGGTAGATCTCAGCTCTTCACGGGTTACATCGTTCATGGCTCGAGTATCGCTCTTTGGTAGCCTGTTGTCATCAATCAGGTCCGGGCTAAGCGCTGGGGATTTCGGATTGATTGAGGGGAAGCTTGTGCAAACGTCTAAATGAGCCTTCATTTCTTCGGGTGATTTGTATTTCGATATTTTAAACATCGCTTTGACCCTGTTCCGGCGATTCATCGTCTACAGGGTCTGAATCCGTGGCAGGATTACTCTCTACCCATCGGTGCACAACCGATGCCATATGTGTGCGGACATATCCACAGTTCACACAGAAGTAACCAAATGTGGACAGATAGAACATTTTTTCTCTGTTCCGTACGGGAAGACCTAGCCTGAGTACAGGGCCATCATCGTCGGGACATATCACCGTCCACTCGGGACCTTGGCAGACTGGGCACTTCTCCTCCCCGTCGCCTTTCTCCACGAGAAACCTAATAAAGTCTTCAGATTTGACAGAAAACATGGTCATCCGTTTTAGCGGAGCCTTTGGTTCATCAGTCATATATCGCCCCATTCATCCATGCCAAAAATCCACTTTGGATTCTAGATCCTTGCTTGCCGCAGTGGCGACTAGACAAGATTTGCATTCCAAACCAGCAGGACGCGGGCTTGGATGTAGGTATCGTCCGCCCTGATCTCCAGTGGTTGGTGTCTCTCGTTGTCTGAGATCATTTTGATATGGCCATCGCCTATCCACTGCAGACGCTTGATGTACAAGTGCCCCTCCCAAGAAAACATGTAGATCCCATCCCCAACGAACTCCCTGATACTGATGTCTACCAGTAGTGGGTCGCGGTGCTTGATTGTCGGCGCCATGGACTGGCCCCAGCCCGTCACCATCTTGAGGTGGAAGTGCTCTTTGAACTCGACACCCATCTCACGTAGATGCTGAGGGCTCACCCGGATGTCCTGGAGCATTTCAGGATAGTCGTGCGGGATCTGTCCGCCACCCATCGCCGCCCGGACGTCGTAGTGCGCGATCCATACCTCATCACCCACCACGCCTGGGCGGTAGTAGTCCAGCTCAATTACGCCGCCGCCGTCCTCTGCCTGGGCAGCGGCTAGCAATCGTCTGCGAGCATCCTCAGAAAGGTTTTTTCCACTTCGACTCAGCATGTCGCGGACGACATCGGCTGCCGTCCCGCCAACCGAGTAGCTGGCGCTGTCTTCACGCACGACTGGTGCACTTGTCATGCTCCGAATCTCTTCCGCCAGGCGCGGGCTGAACGCCTCTACCGGCTCCTGAATCATCCGTGCCAGAACCGCCGCAAATTGAGCGTTGAGCGGGTTGATCCCTTTGAAATACAGGTTTACCGCAGCGGGCGTCATGCCTGCGGCATCTGCGATTTTTTTCTGACTCAGCTTCAGCTCGTTCTTCTTCGAGAGGAACAGCGTGTGCGCGGCTTCGCACTCAGCCAGGCGGTCAGGAGACAGGATTCGTTTTTTCGTCATCGCGCGAATGTATACCAACGGTTAAAAATAAGAAGAAACCATCGGTATTGATTAAAAATTAACAGATGGTTAATATCGGCCTCATCTACAACCGAGGCCTGATCATGAACGAGACCCCCCTCGACAAGTTTGTTGCTGAAAAAGGGCAGTCCGAAGCCGCAAGGCTTCTTCGTGTCACTGCCCCGGCAATTCACAAAGCGCTCATCGCGAAACGGGACATCCGCGTCTTGGAGCTGCCTGACGGCACCTTCCAGGCCCAGGAGCAGCGTCCGTTTCCGTCTCAGAAATCCGCTGCATAACCCTTCGAACAACCAAGGAGCAAACCCCGTATGGGCTTTAAAGACCCCCTCAATCAGCGCCGAGACATCGCCCGCAAGATCCGTCTCTATCCGTTGCTTGATCGACAACTGCAGCGCGCCGCCGACAAAAGCCGCCGCGAGTACGCCACCTATCTCTTCGAGATGCTCGAGTGGGCAGCGGTTAACGGCGCCATCGAGGCACTCATGCCCGAGGATCTCAAGGACCTCAAGAATATCGCGGGCTAGAGCCCCTCAGGAGGGCACGAATGCAATTCACAGAAGAAAACGTGCCGCCAGAGACCCGCGTCAAGGTTCACCAGCTTATGGAGGCAAGAGGGTGGACGTTTGAAGAAGCGGTAAACGAGATCCTTCTTGAGGCAATCACCTCAGGAGCAACGGTCTTCGTTGGCAGGCATAAGGCACCAGTTCTGACGCTGGTGGGACTCAAGAGGCCCTCTACCGGATAGGTGAGGCCCTCACGCAGGGACTGAAGAAGGTCCCGCTTTTCGACAGGCATAAAAAAACCACCGGACGAGGGTGGCTTTTTCAACAGCGAGAAACAACTGGAGCAAATCATGCACCAATCCAGCCAAACGATCAATACCCCGGCCAGTGTCGCGACACAATTTGGCAACGGTGAAAATGTGTCGCGTGCAACCATGTCTTCGCGCGAGATCGCCGAGCTGGTCGACAAGCGTCACGACAACGTTATGCGAACCATTGAAACGCTGCACGAGCGGGGCACTATCGGACTTCCTCATTTTGAGGAAGTACCAAACTCCGGCCCCGGACCGCTTCTTCTCAAGCAATACAGCATCGGCAAGCGCGACAGTTTTGTCGTCGTTGCTCAGCTCAGCCCGGAATTCACCGCCGCGCTGGTGGACCGCTGGCAGGAGCTGGAAGGGCAAGTCGCCCAGCCCCGCGAACTCTCCCGCATGGATCTCATCCAGCTCGCATTCGAGGCCGAGCAGCAGCGTCTGCAACTGACCATCCAGGTCGAAGCCCAGGCCACCAAGATCCATTCCTTGGAACGCCTGTTCAAGGAAGGCATGACCCACACCCAATTCTGCAAGGGCCTGAATGGGGTCAACGTCATGCAGGTGGGCAAGTACCTGGAAACCCGTAACTGGCTCTACAACGAGAGCAAGTCCGGCCTGCGTCTGCGCGTGGCTTCCTACGCCCGCGACAAGTACATGACCGAGCACCAGCAAGAAGTAACTCCCCACGGCAAAGAGCCGTTCATTTCCTTCACGCCTGTCCTGCTGAAGAAGGGTGCCATCCGCCTATACGACCTGTACCTGGCCGGCGAGCTGCCCATGAAGAAGACCTGGGATGGGCTGTACACGCATGACAAGGCTCTGCGAGGTGCGGCGTGAGCATGGGCCTTATGGTTGCCGCGATGAAGCTTCGCGTCGGCAATCCACTACGGAAACTGGTTCTGATCAAACTGGCCGACAATGCGAGCGATATAGGCGAGTGTTGGCCGTCCTATCAGCACGTTGCTGACCAGTGCGAGATCAGCAAGCGCTCAGTCATGAACCACATCACCGCGCTTTGTGAGGCGGGACTATTGCGCAAGGAAATCCGCAAGGGTGGTCCAAAAGGGAACTCGTCAAACGTTTACTTCCTCACCCTCGATGGTGGTGCACCTCCTGCACCAGGGGTAGTGCAGCAGATTCACCAGGGTAGTGCAGCAGGTTCACCCCCTAGTGAATCTCCTGCACCAGGGGGTAGTGCAGGAGCTGCACCCAGAACCAGTCACTCTTCTGAACCAGTCATTGAACCGGTCATTGAACCATTTGCGACCCAGGCTTCCGCCAAGGCCGCGACGGGGCAGGTTGTGCCATTCGCTCCCCAGCAGCCACGGGTTGAGATTCCCGCCGACATGCCAGGGCCGAAGGACCAGGCCTGCAAGACCTTTAAAGTCTGGGCCAATTACGCCATGGCTTACCGCAAACGCTACAGCGCCTGGCCGGTATGGAACGCTAAGGCAGGAAAGCAGATGGCGCTGCTTGTTGATCGCCTCGGCGTCGACGTCGCTCACCATGTCGCTGCCCACTTCCTGAAGACCAGCGATGCGGCAGTGCTGCGCAAGTGCCACAGCCTCAACGAGCTACTGGCGAACGCGGAGAGCTACCACACCCAGTGGGTGACCGGGCAGCGCGTCAACGGCACAACCGCCCGCCAGATGGAGCGTACCGAGGCGAACGTCTCCGCTGCCGAGCAGGCTGCGCAAATGGTCTTGGCCAAGCGCCAAGCGGGGGAGCGCAATGAATACCTCTGAAATGAACGATCAGCAGGTGGCCGGACTGGCTGCCGCTATCTGCGCTACGGCCGAGGCAATGGGCCAAGAGATGAACCCCGGCACCGCGGCGATGATGGCCGAAGACCTCTGCGCCTACTCGGTTCCTGTCGTCAAAGCCGCGTTGAAGGGATGCCGCTTCGAAGTGAAGGGCAAGCTGGCAATGGCCGACATCCTGCAGCGCGTTCAAGCCTCCGACGGTCGGCCCGGCAAGGACGAAGCCTGGGCCATCGCGATGACCACGAACGATGAATTCGAAACCGTGGTGCTGACTGACGAGATCCAGCTGGCCCTGGCCGCTGCCAAGCCTGTTCTCGACGCTGGCGACAAAGTTGGGGCGCGGATGGCCTTCATCAGCGCGTACGAACGTTTCGTCGCCCAGGCCAGGGAAGAAACCAAACCGGTCAACTGGCATGTCTCCGTGGGGTTCGACGCCAACAGCCGCATCCAGGCTGTCACCAAGGCGATGGAGTTGAAGCGCATCCCCCGCGAACACGGCCAGAAGTACTTGGCAGACCTGAGCGTGGAACCGATCAGTGAAGACGGCCGTGCCATTGCCGGCCTGCTCACGGGAACGGTAGCTCGTCCAGCTCCAGCGTTTCGCGAAAAACTCGAAAACGTAAAGAGCTCGATGTTGGAAATGCGGAAGGCAAGTGCCGAAAGGAAAACAGAAATGCGGATCGAAGCGGCCACCGAGTTGGCGGATCGCCGGGCGCTGCTTATCCGGCAGGCCCAGGAACTGGAAGAGAAGAGGCCGGTGCAATGATCATCGACAAACGACAACTTCAAAAACTGCTCTGGGCTGAGGCCGCGTCATTCCGCACTGACTGTGCAGACTGGAAGCGCAACACCGAGGCCCTCCAAGAGTTCCTGGGCGAGAAGACCATCGAGGAGGTAGCGCTGGAATTGCTGGCCGAGAACGAGGCGCTGCGCAAGGAGCGCGACAAGCTGGCCGAGGACAAACAAGGGTTGCTCGAAGACTTCGCGGGGTGCCTATGACTGACAAGATCTCCGTCAACAGCCAGTCCAAGCTCTCCGAGGCCATCACAGCACTGAACACGATGTACCGCGACCAGAAGTTCGTGGTGGTCTCCCTGCGCCCGGGCAAGGACCGCACGCTCGATCAAAACGCTCTGTGGTTCGCGATGTACAAGCGAATCTCTGAAATGACGCAGATTGGCGACCCGGCCGACGCCCGGCGTTACTGCAAACTCCACTTTGGTGTGCAGATCCTGCTGAACGAGGATTCAGGATTTCAGGCGGCGTGGTACCGGGTAATGCGCCATCTGCCCTACGAGGAGAAGCTGGCGATGATGGGGGAGCACAAGCTGTTCGGCCCGGATGGCTTCCCGGTGACCAGCCTGTTCAATCGCGCCCAGGGCATCCAGTACACGGACCGCATGGCCGCGTACTTCACCGGGCAGGGCGTGGTTTTCAGTGACCTGCTGAGCGAGGTGGCGGCATGAGTCTTCCAGCCAAGCAGCCCCGCCCGAAGAAGTGCGCCGTACAAACCTGCAGATCCTTTTTCGTGCCTCGGGCAAGCTTCCAGACCTGGTGCTCACCAGACTGTGGCGTCCTCATTGCCCGGGCAAAGCAGGAGAAGAAGCGCAAGGCCCTGGCCCAGGTCGAGCGCCGAGAGATCAAGGTCCGCAAGGAAAAGCTGAAGAGCAGGGCGGAACACATGAAGGATACCCAAATGGCGTTCAATACCTGGGTGCGCGCTAGGGATGCGCACCTGCCTTGCGTGAGCTGTGGTCGAAACCACCAAGGCAAGTATGACGCCGGCCATTACCGGACTGTTGGGAGCAATCCTGCCTTGCGCTTCGAGCCGCTGAATTGCCATCGCCAGTGTTCGCCCTGCAACACGCGGCTTTCCGGGAATATCGTGAACTACCGAATCGAGCTGGTGAAGCGTATCGGCGCCGACCTGGTCGAGTGGCTGGAAGGGCCTCATGAGCCCAAGAAATACACCGTCGAGCAACTGAAGGTGATGACCGCCGAATACCGGGCCAAGACCCGCGAACTCAAGAGGACCGCAGCATGACCTATCGCAACGTTGTTTCAGCAGTGGTTCGGGCCCTGGCTGCCGAGACCATCAACTCCGCCGGCGGCTGCGACTTTGAACCCAAGGTCCAGTGCGCCAAGCAGAAGGGGGAGATCGTCGGTAAGGAGGCGGCGTTTCTCCAGGATTGCTGGGTGTTCGGCCGGCTGCACAAGTCACTGTCGCCGGCTCACTGGCGGGCTCTGGTTGCGAAGTACTCGACTCACGACGAGCGCAAGCATGGTGCAATCCTGGAGCTGCTCAACTCGGTGAAGTCGCCGGCGCCGCAGCGGTTCCGCGAATGCGCGATTCTGACTTGGGCGATTCCCCAGGTGGCCGGTGCCGAGGGCAAGCGGTCTGCGACCGTCTTGCCGGCAGCCTGGTACGACATCACCAACTGGGACAATGACGGCAAGCCTGAATCAACCCGGTACCGGTGGCGATCGAACATCCGCAAGGCGTTAGATGACCAGGTCAACGAAGCGCTGACCGCCTGCCAAGAGTTGTTGGATACAGAGGGCTTGATCGAAAGTTGCGCGGCGTAGCAAAAAGCCATTGCAATGGGTGAGAAAGTGAGAGAATATTTACCCATCCTGTCGATCTTGCGCGTTAGGGATTGACATAAAAAGCCCGGCCACTGTGCCGGGTTTTTTGTTTTCCGCTCGTCGCCGCCGTTGCACTTTCCGTCTGATCAGGTCCTCTCAAAATTATGCGCAGATCCTGCGCTCCAGAGAGGAGACACGCCATGGTGGATGACAACAACGGTCCGGAAGCGCCATACCCTGGGCCAGACGAAGAAGCGCCTGATACAGGCGAAGGTCATGATTCCGGACTGGATCAGGCTGAATCTGAGCCCAAGCAGGGCACTGGCGAAAGACCTGTAGATTGGGATCCGCCGCCCGGCAATCCTGGGTCTGGTCAGGACGCTCAGACGGATCGCGGGAACGGCGGCGCGAAGTAGGCCCAGCGAATGCACACGAAACCCTGAACCCGGCCAAGCGCCGGGTTTTTTATTGCTCCGATTTCACCTGTAGCCAGGACAGCCTACGGGACCCCTGGACGCGGTATCGCCGGAAGTCACGCGTCACGAAAGAACACCGGCAGCCCGTGCGCTCTGCTCACACCTGACTTCCAGAGTGGCGCGAGACAGGATCAGCGAGATCGATGCATTGGGGCGTTGACGCTGTGATGGTCTTTGGCTGACTGCTGGAAAGACAGCGACCCTATTCAGGGCCTCGACATTGATCGGGGTCTTTTCGTTTTCGGCCCCACCACACCCATTGCTCTGAGCTGGGAGTGCTGTTGGGGCTGATTCAAATTCAGTCATGCCTACGGAGTTGAGCGCATGGAATTCCTGCATCGCCTGCTCGACAAGCTTGACTGGGCACTGGCCGGATTGATTGGCGCGATTGCCGCCAGCTTCTGGCACCGAGACGACCTGGTAGACCGAAAGGCCTGGGCCATCTTCATTTTCTCGGGTGCTGTCTGCGCCCATTACCTGACGGGCCTGATCAGCTCCTATTTCGGGGTGGTCGAGCCGCGCAGCGTTGCCGGTGTCGGCTTCCTCTTGGGGACCTTTGGTGGCTCACTCATTGCCGCCATCACCCGGGCCATCAAAGCCGCTGACCTCTGGGCGTTCATCCGCCAGCGGTTCGGGGGAGGCAACCCACCATGAATCTTGAACTGATCAACTCCATCGCCTGCGGCATGATCGCCTTGTGGGCGTTCTGGTGCGTGGTGAGTGGAAAGGTGAGGGACGGCATCCTTGGGAAGCTGATCTACTCGGCCATCGCCATCAGCGCCTACGTGGTCACCACTGGGCACAACAGCTTCCTGTTCGGTCCGACTGTAGTGGGGCTGACGCTGCACATTGCCCTGGCCTTGGCCGGCATCCGCCATCTGTTCATGGTCACGTACTGGCAGCGGGTCAAAGCCTGGCTATGTCGGCACCTGAACTGTGAGCATTGCATGGGCTGCGAGAAGAAGCGGTAAAGCGCGACACGTTTCGCGCATCAGCAAATTGTGTCGCGACACTGGAGAGGAATCCTTATGGGTCAGTTACCCGATATGACCGGCGCATTCATCATGCTTGGTGTCCTTTGTGCAGTTGGAGGCTGGGCTGTGATTGAGGGTCTGATATGGATCGCCTCTCACTTCCGCGTGGTGCTGGCATGACCAACGTAACCCGCCTTCGCCATGCTCTCCCGATGAGCCAGGACATCAACAAGGCGCTGACCGATCTGGATGTGGCGATTGCCAAAGCAGTTGACGCTGCGAAGTCCGCCGGCCTTCCCCAGGGCCTGATCGTCGCCGAGCTGCACGGACATGCGCACGCTCAAACACACATCATGGTGGTTCAGTAGAATTCCTCACGACTGCTGGTACTGCTCGTAAAGGCTCTTCAGTGCTTGGTCGTAGTCATCGCTATTCAGAGTTGCTTGAAGTGCTGAAATCGCTTCCAAGGCGGTTGATTCAGCTTCGAAAGAATCCTTGTGAGAGCGTACAGCCCATTCTTTTGCAGCTTGGACGACGTCATCTTCAGTAATGCGCATGATTTGGCCTCCGTTAGGTGAGATCAAAACATAGTCCATCACGCAGTAATCGTAGGAATTTCGATGAATCGCCCGTACCCGCCGACAGCGCTCGCGGAGCTATCCGAATTGTCCAGTTTCGGTATTCGCCTTGCTCCCGCGCCAGAGGTATGGGAGTGGCTCCAGACCGAGATCCTTGCCGACACCGGCAGCATCCACAACGAAGACCATGCCCATCTACTGGATGCAGACATCCGGGTCATGTGGGCGTCGTCGAGCTTCAACAAGCAGGGCCGCACAGTCCTTGGCCAGGCCGAACAGGTAGCCTTCCGCGCTGGCGGCTGGCAGAAGGCCCGGATGGAACAACAGATGCGTGATTGGTTCGGCGATGTACCGAGCTTCATCATCACCTTGGCTGCTGACTACTGCGCCGAGTGCAGCGATGTGGATTTTTTGCGACTGGTTGAGCATGAGTTATTTCACATCGCCCAGGCGACAGATCAGTACGGGGCACCCAAGTTCACCCAGGAAGGCCTGCCCAAGCTCTACCTGCGTGGCCATGACGTCAGCGAGTTCGTTTCGGTTGTTGAGCGATACGGCGTAGGGCATCCCGACGGTGATTTGGCTCGCATGGTTGAAGCCGCCAAGAAGTCCCCATCGGTAAGTCACGCATCTATCGCCAGTGCATGTGGCACATGTCTTATGAGGTCTGCGTAATGATTGAGCAATGGAAGGTTATTGAAAGCCATCCTGATTATGCGGTTAGCAACTACGGCGAGGTCAAACGCATAGTAAAACCGAAGCGCGGTCGCGGCCGAGTTGGGGCAATCCTCAAGCCCCGCATTCCGGGTGGAGGGGCGTATCCAGCCGTTGCGCTCGCCTGTAACGGCGATGTCATGAATTGGTATGTACATCGTCTTGTCGCCCATGTCTTTATCGGGCCATGTCCAGAGGGGCGCGAGGTCAATCATATCGACGGGAACAAGCAGAACCCGCGACTTGATAATCTTGAATACGTCACGCACAGCGGAAACATGCGACACGCATTCCGCACCGGGCTCCTTTCACGGAAGGGGGCGCGAAACAGCAAGGCCGTCCTAACTGAAGATGAAGTGCTAGCCATACGTTCGGAATACACCGGAACATACGGCCAGTGCGCGTCGTTTGCGCGCCGCTATGGGGTTAGCCATGCAGCAATCCAAGACGTAGTGCATGGCCGTAATTGGACCCACCTGCTAGCCGTTGATTCGGCTGCAAACAATCCTGCCGAGGTGGGGAAATTGAACATTGCGAGGGCCTGCGGAACCTGTCTGCTAAAGCTGGCCTGATTCTGGACAGGCTCTGGACGGATGAGAATCTATGGCAGCCCTTCAAAACGACGTGAAGGCCTTTATCGTTCAGGCCCTGGCGTGCTTCGACACGCCGTCACAGGTTGTTGAGGCTGTCCAGAAAGAATACGGGGTGTCGGTTACCCGTCAGCAGGTTGAGACGCACGACCCTACGAAGACATCGGGTAAGGGCCTGGCAAAGCGCTGGGTAACGATGTTCGAAGATACCCGCAAGCGTTTCCGCGAGGAGACTTCTGACATCCCGATCGCCAACCGCGCCTACCGACTGCGCGCCATGAATCGATTCGTCGAGCGGGCGGAGTCGATGAAGAACATCGGTCTCGCCATGCAGATCCTGGAGCAGGCTGCGAAAGAAACCGGCGATATGTTCGTCAACCGCTCCCGCAAGGAGGAGCCTGGCGACGAGCCGGTGATCCCGACCCGCATCCAGGTCGATGTAGTGGATGCGAGGAAGCCGAATGCCGAGCCTTAACGTTCCCCAGGCTCAGTTCCTCACGCTGCCCCACAAGTTCCGCGCGTTCGTGGCCGGGTTCGGCTCGGGCAAGACCTGGGTGGGCTGCTCGGCACTGAGCAAGCACTTCATGGAGTGGCCTGGCGTCAACGCTGGGTACTTCGCGCCGACATACCCGCAGATTCGGGACATCTTCTATCCGACCATGGATGAGGTGGCCTATGACTGGGGGCTGAAGACAAAGATCAACCAGGCGAACCATGAGGTTCACATCTACAGCGGCCGGCAGTACCGCGGCACTGTGATTTGCCGGTCGATGGAAAAGCCGCAGACCATCGTCGGCTTCAAGATCGGCCACGCCCTGGTGGATGAGCTGGACGTGCTGACCGCCATCAAGGCGCAGCAAGCCTGGCGCAAGATCATCGCCCGGATGCGCTACAACTTGCCCGGGCTGAAAAACGGGGTAGACGTCACCACGACGCCGGAAGGCTTCAAGTTCGTCTTCCAGCAGTTCGTGAAGCAGTTGCGCGACAAGCCGTCGCTGAAAGACATGTATGGCCTGGTCCAGGCGAGCACGTTCGATAACGAGTTGAACCTGCCGGACGACTACATCGAATCGCTGATGGAGTCGTATCCGCCTCAGTTGATCCTGGCGTACCTGAAAGGCCAGTTCGTCAACCTGACGTCCGGCACCATCTACACGGCCTATGACCGCAAGCTGAACCAGTGCTTCGACACCGTTCAGCCTGGAGAGCCCCTGTTTATCGGCATGGACTTCAACGTCGGCAAGATGGCTGCGATCACTCACGTCAAGCGCGAGCATGGCATGCCCCGGGCCGTCGATGAGTTGGTGGATGGCTACGACACGCCCGACATGATCAGACGCATCAAAGAGCGGTACTGGCGCCACAACGGCAACACCTTCGAGAAGACGTGTGAGATCCGGATTTACCCGGATGCCTCGGGCGGATCGAGGAAATCGGTCAACGCGAGCGAAACCGATATCGCGATCCTCAGCCAGGCCGGGTTCTCGGTGATTGCACCTGCTGCAAACCCGCCTGTGAAAGACCGTATCAACGCCATGAACGCCATGTTCTGCAATGCGCAGGGCGAGCGGCGCTACCTGGTGAATCCGTTTACCTGCCCGACCTATGCCGACGGCCTGGAACAGCAGGTGTGGTCGCCCAATGGGGAGCCGGACAAGAAGTCAGGCAATGACCACGCGAACGACGCCGGCGGCTACTTCATCCACTACGACTACCCGATCATCAGACCATTCACGATGACCCAACCACTGAGAATGTAGCCATGAGTAACAACCCCAGCGACACGCTCCCGGCCGTTGACGCCATGCGCAAGTACTGGGATGTGATCACTCCGCTCATGGGTGGGACGATGGCGATGAGGGCGGCAGGCAAAAGCCTTCTTCCCCAGTATCCAGCCGAGGCTGACGAATCGTACAAGGAGCGCCTGAGTCTATCTACGCTGCTGCCTGCCTACTCGGAGACGGTCGGCAACATGACCTCCCGGGTGTTCGCTGAGCCTTTGCAGGTCGGCGACGATGTGCCGGATCAGCTCAAGGAGATGACCAAGGACATTGACCATGCTGGCAATGACCTGAACTCTTGGGCTGTAGAATTCTTCCGTGAGGGCCTGAGCCACGGTCTGTGCCATGCGTTCATCGATCACCCTACGGTGGATGGTGTGCGCACCCAGGCTGAGGAAGCGGCAGCAGGGGTTCGCCCGTACGCCGTCATGGTCAAGCCTGAGCAGGTTCTGGGTTGGAGGTCGAAAGGCGGTCAGCTAACGATGTTTCGCTACATCGAGTCTGTCGAGGAAGAGGATGGCGAGTTCGGCGCCAAGTGCGTTGATCAGATCCGCGTGCTTGAGCCTGGATCCTGGCGCACCTACCGCATGGGCTCCAACGGCGGCGCTTGGGCCTTGCATGACGAAGGCACCAACAGCCTAAAGAAAATCTCACTGGTGACGTTCTACACGGGCCGCACGGGCTTCATGACTGCCAAGCCGCCACTCCTGGAGCTGGCCCACCTCAACGTCAAGCACTGGCAAAGCCAGAGCGACCAGGACAACATCCTTCACGTCATCCGCGTACCGATCCTGGTGCGCATCGGTGTTCAGGCTACTTTCGACAACCAGGGCAAGCCTGTTCCGCCTGAATTCAAGGTGGGCACCGGATCGCTGACTGATCTGCCCAAGGACGGCGACCTCAAGTACGTCGAGCACACCGGGGCAGCGGTAAAGGCTGGCCGGGAAGCCCTGCAAGACCTCATTGATGAGATGCGCATGGCCGGTGCCAAGCTGCTAACGCCGGAGAAGAGCGCCACCAAAACTGCCACCCAGGCGGACGAGGAGGCGGCGCAGGAGTTGTCTCCGCTGGCCCGCATGGCAAGCCACTTCGCTGACTGCCTGGCCCAGCTTCTCCAGTTCATGGCCGATTACCGTGGTTTGGGCGATGGCGGCACGGTCGAGATGCGCGGCAACTTCGACGTGGACTACATGCCAGAGGTGTCGCTGCCGACGCTGGTGGCCATGGCCAATGCCGGGATGCTGTCCAAGGAAACGCTGTTCGCCGAGATGCAGCGCCGCGGCGTCATCAGCGACGAATACGACTGGGCCAAGGAGTTTGCGAAGATCGAAGCCCAGGGCCCCGCACTCGGTACGATGTGATGAAGACCGCCAACGAGAAGCTACTCGACAAGCTGATCGGGCACGAGGTTGACCTGCAACACCTGAGCAATGCCCAGGTCGTTGCAATCATCAAGATCCTCAACAGTAAGGATGCCGAGCTGCGTGCTGCGTTGATCGCGGCAATCGACAACCTTGGCCCAAATCTGTCGGCGGCCTCGGTGGACGCGGCTCTGTCCACGGTCCTGCGCCTGAATCAGTCCACTTTCGTGGAGATCCGCCAGGCACTGGATCAGGCCACCGACGGCTTGATCAGCTATGAGATCGCCTTCCAGCAAGGCGCGCTCCAGGCTGTGATACCTGCCGTCGTGCAGGAGACCTTCCCGATTGCCGCCGCACAGTTCAGTCAGGTCAAGGCGATTGCCCAAGCCCGGCCATTCCAGGGGCGCTTGCTCAGGGAGTGGATGAGTGGAATCGAGGCGTCTCGCGCTGCTTCGGTTCGTGATGCTGTGCGTGCCGGGGTGGTCGAGGGGCGAACTACTGCCGAAATCGTCCGCAACATCATGGGCACCCGGGCAGAGAAGTACGCCGATGGCATCCTGCAGAAGTCGCGCAGGGAGATTGAGGCCGTTGTCCGGTCTGCGGTTTCCAGCACCGCCGAGGCCGCCAGCGACAAAGCCTATGAGGCCAACGCCGACATCATTAGCCATGTTGAGTGGATCAGCACCCTCGACAATCGCACTTCGACCGACTGCCGGATCAGGGACCGCTTGCGTTACACCCTTGGGACCTACCTGCCGATAGGGCACAAAATTCCATGGCTGGCGGGGCCCGGGAGAATCCACTGGTGCTGCCGCTCGACCAAGCTGCCGATTCTCAAGAGCGCGGCAAAGCTCGGATTCAGCGATGGAGCCACGCGGGCCTCCATGGACGGCCAGGTGCCGCAGTCGACGACCTATGCCGAATGGCTGGGCCGGCAGTCAGCGGCGCGTCAGGACGAAATCCTGGGGCCTGAGCGTGGCAAGTTGCTGAGACAGGAAAAGCTCAAGCTGGATGACTTTTACAACGACCGTGGACGCTTCTTGACGCTCGATGAGCTCAGGGAGCGCCTGTAATTTCCTGCGACACGAAATGCCGACATTCGATTTTGTGTCGCAACCCAGGCCTCGCCATGTGCGGGGCTTTTTTCTGCCTGCGGTTCGGATGGACGGGGCGCGACAGGGCCGGATGGCTCACCAACTGGCCGGATGGCCCAGAGAGACGAGATGAAACTGAAGACTGTTGAAGTGGATGGCAAGCAATACGCTGAGATCCAGGATGGCAAGCCTGTTTATGTTGAAGACGACGGTAAAGAAGTCGCCTTTGATGCAGTGGGAACTCGCAGCACCATCACCCGCCTGAACGCAGAAGCCAAAGACCACCGTGTACGCGCCGAATCCGCCGAGAAGATCGTTAAGACCTTCGAAGGCATCGACGACCCCGCGGCGGCCAAAAAAGCTCTGGGTATCGTTGCAAATCTCGACGCTAAGACACTGGTGGATGCCGGTGAGATCGAGAAGGTGAAGGGCGAGATCAGCAAGGCCTTCCAGGCTCAACTGGATGAAGCCAACGTAAAGGCGCAGACACTCGAGCAGCAACTGTACTCCGAGAAGATCGGTGGCAGCTTCGCCCGCTCGCAGTTCATCGCCGAGAAGATGGCCATTCCGGCTGACATGGTTCAGGCCGCGTTCGGCGGTAACTTCAAGATCGAAGAAGGCAAGGTTGTCGCTTATGACGGCCAGGGCCAGAAGGTCTTCAGCCGTGCGCGCCCGGGTGAGTTGGCTGACTTCAACGAAGCGCTTGAAACCCTCGTTTCACAGTACCCCCATCGCGACCACATCCTGAAGAGTTCCGGCGCCAATGGCGGCGGCGCTCCGAACGGCGGTGGATCGAACACCCAATCCAAGGGCAATTTTGGTGGCAGCAAGGAAGATCGAGTCGCTGCTATCAAAGGCCTGACCGCTAGCGAATAAGGAGGCCCAATGGCCCTTTCGAACATGAAGGTATTCAACGAATACCTCAAACGCGTCACCATCGAGACCCTGGCGCAAGACGTTGAGAAATTCAACGCTGCTTCGGCAGGTGCCATCCGCCTGACCACTCAGGGCATTGACGGCGACTTCCTGCAAGAGTCGTTCTGGGCTGGCCTGCATGGTGCTCAGCGCCGTGTTGACCGTTACGCCGCCAACGGTGACCAGGCCGCAACCCCTCTGGCCCAAAAGCAGTACGACTCCGTGAAGATCGCGGGCGGCTTCGGTCCCATCCTGTGGGAGCCGGCGCAGTTGTCGTGGGTGCAGAAGAACCCGGAAGAGGCGCTGGAAGTCATCAGCCGCAACCTGTCCGAAGCCATCATGTCGGACCAACTGAACACCTCTATTGCCGCCCTGGTGGCTGCTATTGGTAACCAGCCGTCCGCCACCAACGACGTGTCCGCTACCGGCGGCGTGAACTATATCGCCATCAACAACGCCCACGCGCTGTTCGGTGACGCCTCTCAGCGCCTGGTTGCCCAGGTGATGACCGGCGCGATGTACCACAAGCTGCTGGGTCAGAACTTGGCGAACGCCGAGCGCCTGTTCCAGTTCAGCGGTGTGCAGGTGGTCGACATCCTCGGCAAGGCCGTGATCATCACCGATGCCGCGGCTCTGTACGAGGCCGGCACGCCGAACAAGCAGAAGGTGTTGAGCCTGGCTGATGGTGCGGCGGTGGTGATGGACGGTTCCGACCTGATCACCAACATCGAGACCTCCAACGGCAAGGAGCGCATCGAAACCACCATGCAGGCCGACTACACCTTCGGACTGGCTATGAAGGGTTACACCTGGGACACCGCCAACGGCGGCAAGTCGCCAACCAGCGCCGAGCTGGCCACCGGCACCAACTGGGACCTGGTTGCGAACAGCATCAAGGCCTCGGCTGGCGTTCTCACCATCGGCGACGCCGCTCAGTAATCGAGACGGCGGCCTTCGGGTCGCCTGATCCACCTACCAGGAGTCCACCATGGACGAGAAAGTCATTTACGAGAAACACCCAGTAACCGCTGAGCGCAAGGCTGAACTGCGTCAGAAGGGCTACAAGATCATCGACGCCAAGTTCGCACCGGATGACTACAAACACCCTGAGCCGATGAAGAAGGGGGGCTCTGGCGGTGATAAGCCGTCCAAGGGCCTGCGGATCGAAGATATCAAGGCGAAGCTGACCGAAAAAGGCATCCCGTTCGACGATAGCGCCGAGCGTCCAGCCCTGGCCGAGCTGCTCGACAAATCGGCTCAGGAGTAAAGCCCCGTGACGACCTACATCAGTGTTGCGCAGGTGGATGCCTTGCTGGGTGCCAACTGGACCACGGAAGACAAGAAGCCGCGCGCGGTGCTGATGGCGAACACCTGGCTTACCAATCTCGGTCTGCCAGTGTTCGACCCGGTCCCGGATGATGTTGTCCAGGCCGGCGCCGAGGTTGCCATGGAGGCAGCCGCCGGCAGGATCTACGGATCGAAGGAAACCGGCGTTACGGAGAAATCTGTGAGCGCCGTCGGCGTGTCTAGCAGCAAGTCGTTCTCCGAATCATCCCGGACCATCAGCGCCGGCGAGTCTTTCGCCCTGGCGCTGCTGGCCCATTACCTCGGCTCAGGCCAGGTCAAAGTTGTGAGGGGCTGAAATGGGACTGCGCGACGACCTGCAGAGGGATCTGGCCGAAGCCTTCGACACAGACCTGGCCGATGCTGTGAACCCAGTTGTGGGCGTGCGCAAGGTTCAGGGTGAGTACGACCCGGACTCAGGCACTACGCCCGAGACCATCACGAATTACGCCGGACGGGGAGTGTTTGGAAAATATCTCGCCAAAGAGATTGATGGATCGCTGATCCAGGCTACCGACGAAAAGCTCACCATCCTGCAGAACGAACTGTTTATCACGCTGCTGGGTGAGTCCACCGAAACCCTGGCCATCCCTGAAATCGGTGACGTCATCGGCGATAAGCGCGCAATGAACGTCAGTCAGGACCCAGCCAAAGCAACCTGGACTGTTCAACTGAGGAAGTAGCCATGGCCCGCGGATCGCACATGACGGAGCGCTACGGCGGCCTGAGTGGTAGTTTTGCTGCTCAGTTGGCTGAGTTCGCCGAGAAGGCCGAAGGAGCCATAGACGCTAGCCTTCGGGAGATCTTGATCGAGATCGGAGGGTCGCTGATTCGAATGTCTCCGGTTGGCAACCCTGAGCTTTGGGCAGCAAACATCGCCCATCGTCAGGCCAATACCCGAGCCGCAGATGATTACGACTTCAAGGTTGCCGTGAGAAACACTGTCATCAACCTGACCGACAGCAATTTCACCAAGGCTGGAAAGCTGAAGCGCGGCGTGAAGTACGCAAAGCCCCTGACAAAAACAGAGCGCGATCAGAACTTCAACGTGAACGGTTTGGTGTCCGGTCAGGGCTACGTCGGCGGACGATTCCGCGGGAACTGGAATTTCTCAATTGGCTATCCGGACAACAGCTTTCGAATTCAACCGGACCCGACAGGCGAAGCAGCTACGGCCAGGCTTCTCGGTGGGGTGGTCGAGTTCAAGGCCGGGCAGACAGCTTACATCGTCAACAACCTGCCTTATGCGATCGCTTTGGAATTTGGGCATAGCACGCAAGCGCCGAATGGGATGGTCCGGGTAACGCTTGCCCGCTTCCAGCAGATCGTCCTCGAAGCCATCAGGAACAACCAGGTATGAAATACGAAGAAGTTCCGGTGCGGACCTTTCAGCGTTACGCGCTTTGCGATTGTGGCGGGCGCCTGAAGTATGTTGAAGGATCCCCTGTGTCGCTGAGCTTGCCTCCCTGGTATTTGAACAAGTGCCAAGCATGCGGCGCGGAGAAATACTTGCAGGAGTCATCGCCGACTCTCGTTTCGAGGGCTGGGCCATGAGCCACCGAATCATTCGATCCCTGCTGGAGGCGCGCCTCAAGGCTTGGGCTGACGCTCGAACGCCAGCATTGCGCATCGCCTACCAGAACGTGGCGTTCACCCCGAACAATGATGAGACGTACCTGCGAGCATTCCTCATACCGGCTGGCACCGACAGCAACGACCTGGCGGGCGCGCACCGCCTCTTCACTGGCGTGTTTCAAGTCACCATCGTGACGCCAACAGGCAATGGCCCATCCGGCGCCGAAACGATCGCTGATGAGCTTGCAGCGCTGTACCCGCTCAACGACCGGCTGGTTCGCAATGGTCTCACGGCCTTGATCATGACGCCGGTTGAGCCAGGGCCAGAACTGACCGAGGACACATCATTCGTATTGCCTGTGTCGTTCCAGTACCGAGCCGACACCACAACCTAATTCGCCCGTTGGGCAACCCCTGAACCCGCCATTGAGCGGGTTTTGTCATTTCTGCACAGAGGAAACACAACCATGGGCTTTCGACTCCCCAACGGCGCAACCCTTGAAATCGCTGCGGCTTATGGCACTGCCATCCCGGTGACGGCGCTGAGCAACGCCAACCCGGCCGTGGCGACTGCTGCGGCGCACGGACTGGCCGACGGCGACATCCTTGCCGTGACCTCGGGCTGGACTCGTCTCAATGATCGCGCCGCCCGCGTCTCGGACAGCCTGAGTGGCACCTTCGCACTGGAAAACATTAACACCACCAACCTGCAGCCATACCCGGCGGGTTCCGGCATCGGCTCGGTTCGCGAAGTGACCGGTTTTGTCGAGATTTCGCAAATCACCGACGTGGCCACCAGCGGCGGCGACCAGCAGTTCCTGACCTTCGGCTTCCTGGCTGACGACGATGACCGCCAGATTCCGACCACCAAGAACCCGATCAGCATGTCGGTGACGGTGGCGGATGACCCGGCGCTGGCGTACGTGGCAGTGGTTGAAACTGCCGACGAGGACAAGGCTACCCGCGTTCTGCGACTGAACCTGCCGAACGGCGACAGCATCCTCTACAACGCCTACGTGACCATCACGTCGACCCCGGCCCTGTCCCGTAACAACCTGATGACCCGCGTCATCAGCCTGTCGCTGGCCGGTCGCCCAACCCGCTACTCGGCGGTGGTGTAACCCATGGCGAAGATCAAGATTTCCCAGAACCCTACCTTCAAGACGAAGGTTGCCATTCCCCGCGTGGGCGGTAAGCCCGAAGACGTGGAGTTCGAATTCAAGTACCTGGACCGGCTGGCTCTTTCCGCGCTCTTTGACAAATGGAACAGCGCACGCGACGAGCACGCCAACAAGGTCAAGGAGGATGGCTTGAGCTGGCAGGAGGCCACGGCATCGGAGATCGGCATCCAGGTCGCCCAACTCCGCGATATCGTTGCGGGCTGGGCCTTCGACGAGAAGCTTTCGGATGAATCCCTGACGGCGCTGGTCACCACTTGCATTGGCGCGCCTCAAGCCGTTCTGGATGCCTACCAGAGCGCCTACAACCCGGCCCGCCTGGGAAACTGATAGCCGCCGCCCGCGTCATGTACGAGCCGGGGCCGTCCGAGGCGGACCTGGCGGCCTTCGGCATGACGCTAGCCGATATCCCGGATGAAGAGTACGAGGTATGGCCAGATAACTGGCCCGCCTTCCGTCTCTTCGAAGCAATGTCGACGCAGTGGCGCACCGGCATGGGCGGGGCCTCGGGCCTGGACTACAACGCGCTCCCGCCGGTCGCCAGCATGCTGGGCATCAAGCGGCGAGAACTCTCAGAAGCCTTTCACGACGTCCGCGTCATGGAAGCAGAAGCCTTGCTCGTGATGAGCGAATCGAAATAACGGAGCCCGCATGACTTCTATTGCTGAACTCGGCATCAAGGTCGACTCGACCGATGCTGCGCAGGCGAGCTCCGACCTCGACAAACTCACCGCGGCGGGTGGCCGGGCGGAGAAGGCTGCCGAAAGGGTTGCCAAGGGCGCCGACAAGGCTTCGGTGTCGATCAAGAAGCAGAAGGAAGAGCTTTCTGACCTGCTGGGCGAGATCGATCCGACTGTCAAAGCCCTGGGGCGACTGGACGAACTCGAAAGCAAGCTGGCGAAGCAGAAGAAGCTCGGCGCGCTGGATGCGTCGACCTTCAGCGAGTATCAGGCGAAAATCGATCAGTCCCGGACGAACCTGGGCCGATTCGATGATTCGCTGACCCGCACGGGCAACACCGCTAAGCAAACAGCAAACGCGTTGCGCGGCGTGCCCGCTCAGTTCACGGACATCGCTGTTTCGCTGCAAGGCGGACAGGCTCCACTGACTGTGCTGCTCCAGCAGGGCGGGCAGTTGAAGGATATGTTCGGCGGTATCGGGCCGGCGGCGCGCGCCATGGGCGGCTACATCCTGGGCTTGGTGAATCCGTTCACCGTCGCCGCAGCCGCTGCAGCAGCGCTCGGCCTGGCCTACTACAAGGGCAGCCAGGAGGCTGACGAATACAACAAGGCGATCATCTTCACTGGCAACTCGGCAGGCACCAGCACAAATCAATTGCGCTCGATGGCCGACCAGGTATCTGCAACCGTTGGCACAACTGGTGCGGCGGCTGAGGTTCTGGCGAAGTTGGCCGGAAACGGAAGGATCGCGAGCAGCAGCTTCGAGGAAATCACCGAGGCTACGCTGGAGTGGGAGAAGGCGACTGGGCGCGCTATCGACGACACTGTTGCTGAGTTCGCGAAGATCGCGAAAGACCCGGTGGCTGCTGCCAAAGAGCTCAACGACCAGTACAACTTCCTCACCGCCTCGGTCTATTCGCAGATCGTGGCCCTGAAGGAGCAGGGCGACACCATTGGCGCGGCCAATCTCCTGACCGATACCTACGCCGAGACGATCCGGTCCCGGACTGGCGAGGTCACTGCCAACCTTGGATTGATCGAGGGAGCCTGGCGCAAGATCAAATCCGCCGCATCCGAGGCAATTGACGCAACCTTGGATGTTGGCCGGGCCCAATCGATCGACAGCCAGATCAAGAACCTGGAAAAGATCGTCGCCGGACGGAGAACAGGAGTTCTTGCCCAGCTTTTCCCGGATGACTTGGGTGGCGGAAGCCAATCCACCAAGTTCATCGAAAGCCAAATCGCGGCACTGAAGCGTGAAAAGGCGCAGATCGACGCGAACAGCAAGGCTCAGGGTGACCGGGCGAAGATTGACCGAGACGGCATCGACGCCAGTATCCGCCTGAAAGCTATCAGCGATTCCAACCTCACCAACGAGGAGAAGCGAAACAAGCTGATCAAGGAGTACAAGCGGGACGTCGAGGCGCTGCGCAAGGCCAATCCGAATGACCCGCTGGTCCAGGAAGCAGTCGTCACGAAGACGATTCAGAACATCCGGGACAAGAACAAGGATCCCAAAGCGGCGACTACCGCTGTCAACCTGACCGAGTTCAACGACTCGAAGAACCAGCTTTCGCTGATCCTCGGTGAGTACAAGAACGCCCAGAAGCAACTGGAGGCGGCTCAAAAGGCCGGCCTGGTCACCCAGGAAGACTACCTGCTCAAGCGCCAAGCCTTGATCGGCAATGAGCGGGATGAGGTCACGGCGGCCTACCAGGCCGAAATCGCTGCGCTCGAGTCGACAAAGGGCAAGGCCAGCACATCTGCGGCCCAGCGCATCCAGCTGGACCAGAAGATCGCCGACGCCCGGGCCAACATGGTCAAGGCGCAGAAGCAGGCCGATAGCGAACTCGAAGTAATCGCCACCAACGAGCAGGGCAGGCTCGCCAAGCAGGCCCAGGCCATCAAGAGCTACACCGATGCCCTGGACCAGCAGAACGTCGCCCTGCGCCGTGCTGGCAGCCGTGCAGCGGACGGTGTGGGCCGTGGTGACCGGGAGAACGCCATCAACGGCGAACTCAACGGCATTGCCGATCGTGCCAACCAGCAGCGCCTGGACCTGGCGCGCGACAAGGCGGACAAGTCGCGCAACATGAGCGCCGAGGAATACCAGGCCAAGCTGGACGCCATCAATAAAAGCGAGAAGGACCTGAGCGAAACAGTGCTCAGCAACTACGAGCAGATGTCTGAGGCTCAAGGCGACTGGCGCAAGGGTGCAACTTCGGCCTTCAGCAACTACTTGGAAAGCGCGCGCAACGTCGCCGGACAGACGCGGGACCTGTTCACCAACGCCTTCAGCTCCATGGAGGATTCGATCGTCAACTTCGCCATTACGGGCAAGGGTTCTTTCGGGGATTTCACCAAGTCGGTTCTGGCTGACATGGCGCGAATTGCGACAAGGACCGCGGCATCCGAAGGGCTCAGTGCTCTGTTCGGTCTGGCTGCCTCGGCTGCCGGGTCCTACTTCGGCGGTGGCGCGTCATCTGCTGGCTCAACCCAGGCCGGGTATTCCGGCGACCTATCAGGCTTCACCCCTGGCAGCATTCAGGCCAAGGGCGGGGCATGGTCGGGCGGCGTGCAGATGTTTGCCAATGGCGCTGCCTTCACGAACTCCATCGTCAGCAAGCCGACAGCGTTCGGCATGGCCGGCGGTGGTATTGGCGTGATGGGTGAGGCCGGCGAGGAGGCGATCATGCCGCTAACCCGAACGGCCGGCGGCCAGTTGGGTGTCCGAGCAATCAGTGGTGGCGGCAGTGGCGGTGGGAACGTTTACAACTTCCCAGTGGCTGTTTCCGTGCAGACCACCGGTGACGGCGGCGCGACCACCACGGAAGACACCACGCAACTGGGCAAGGGTATCCAGCAGGCAGCCAAGGTTGAAGCCGAAACGGCTATCTCCAGGGGCCTGCAGCCAGGCGGCGCCATCTGGCGCGTTATCAACGGGAGGGGCTGATGGCTATCGAAATGTTCACCTGGCCCACCCAGCACGGAGACGCACCCGAGATCACTTATCGGGTGCGTACTGCGCAGTTCGGCGACGGCTACAAGCAGATCGCCGGCGATGGGCCGAATAACAAGGAAGACTCCTATCCGATCACCTACACCGGGTCACGCGCCAGGGTGCAGGAGATCATGGACTTTCTCGACCGCCATGCCGGCGCCAAGGCTTTCCTCTGGACAACGCCACTGGGTCAGCTTGGCCTATTTTCCTGCGTGAATCCCACTCCCACCCCTGTTGGGGGCGGAGTCTTCAAGCTCACGGCCACATTCAACCGGGCCTTCCAACCATAAGGGGCAACCATGCCGCTGATCAGTGATATCCAGGTTCTCGAACCTGGCAGCGAAGTGCTGCTCTTCGAATTGGACGGCTCCGACTACGGTGCTGACGTGCTGCGCTTCCATGGGCACGCGATCCCGCACACCGAGGCCGAGCTGATCGCCGCCGGCGCCGCAGCCGATGAGCTACCGGCCAAGCCGATCTACTGGCAGGGCAACGAGTACAGCGCCTGGCCGATGCAAATCGACGGCATAGAGGCGAACGGCGACGGCACTGCGGTTCGACCCTCGCTATCGGTGGGCAATGTCAACGGCCGGATCACCGCGCTTTGCCTGGCATTCCAGGACTTGGCGGATTTCAAGCTGACCATGCGCCACACGCTGGGCAAATACCTGGACGCCGAGAACTTCCCCGGCGGCAATCCGCAGGCGGACCCAACCCAGGAGACGATCGAGGTCTGGTACATCGACCAGAAAACGAACGAGGACGGGGAGACGGTCACCTGGGAGCTTGCCAGCCCGGGCGACGTGGGCGGGGAGTCCATCGGGCGCCAGGCTACGACGCTGTGCCATTGGTGCCTGACCGGCGGCTACCGTGGGCCGAACTGCGGCTACACCGGCCCCTATGTGACGAAGGATGGAGTGGTCACCGATAACCCAGAGCTCGACGAATGCGATGCCACGCTGGGCCGTGGATGCATTCCGCGCTTTGGCGAGGGCAATGCCTTGCCATTTGGTGGGTTCCCTGCCGTTTCCCTGATCGCCCGGAGCTGACCATGCGCAAACACATTTTGAGCGCGATCCAGGCGCACGCGGCAGCCGAATATCCGAAAGAGTGCTGCGGGCTTCTGCTGGCCCTGGGCCGAAAACAGCAGTACTTCCCATGCAAGAACACCGCGACCGAGCCCAACGAGGAGTTTTGCATCGCTCCAGAGGATTATGCCGCGGCGGAAGACCTGGGCGAGATCATCGGCATCGTTCACTCCCATCCGGACGCCACCAGCCGGCCATCGCCACGGGACCTCGCGATGTGCGAGGCCACGGCCTTGCCCTGGCACATCCTGAGCTGGCCGGAGGGTGACTTGCGGACAGTGGTGCCCACCGGTGATACACCTTTGCTCAAGCGCCCGTTTGTCCACGGCGCCTGGGACTGCTGGCAGGTCTGCGCCGACTGGTACAAGCGCGAGTGGGGGCTTGAGTTCGAAGCCTTCAAGCGTTCCGACGGCTGGTGGGAGAATAGGGACAACGCCAGCCTATACGAGGCGAACTACGAGGCCGCAGGCTTTTGCCGGGTCGACCAGCCACAGCGCGGCGACATGATCGTGATGGAGGTGGGCCGGACGGTTCACCCGAACCATGCAGGGATATTCCTCGGCGCGGATCCGGCGCTGTCCGGCGAAGAGTCCGAGACCTTCGGTCCCGGGCCGTTCTTGCTTCACCATTTGTACGGGCGCCCGAGCGAGATCATCGTCTTCGGCGGGCCCTGGCTCGACCGAACACGCCTGATTCTCAGGCACAAAGATGCACCACCAACCACATAAAGCGGCATGGCCGCGGGAGATAGTTATGAGTCAGCCATTTGAAGTGACGGAGGACGGTAAAGTGCGCATTGTCGGGGTTGCGATTCGCGACAATGCGCTGCCGGAAATTACATCGGCTTAGAGCCAGCGCCTGCTTTTATCGCTTCCTGCACATTGCTCAGGTCGCCGCCAACCGCGTCAAGCGGCAGATTGAATGCCGAAGACTCCGCGTCTGGTTGGCGGGTATTTTTGAAAAAGTCGACATACTTGGTAAGTTCGGCTTGGTCGTAATCAGGACGAGACCGCAGGTAGAGGGATATCGCTCCAAGAGCGGACATAACGCCAGCCTCAAACGACGATAGTGGGATCTTGCTCATCGGTGACCTCCAGGTCATAAACGCGCCGAGATTGGCGCAATCCCAGTCCTTGGGCTTGCAGGCGAAGGACTGGGAAATCCGTTGCATGAGGGCAAGAGGCTACTATCGGAGCGAGGCGAGGCGTTACTGCGGATTCGTACAGCGGCAAACAGTGATATCTTGTAGCCATCTTCCACAGGAGTGACCTCATGAGATTGTTCGTAGGCGCGGTAGCTATTGCTTTGCTGGCGGGGTGTGTTTCCCCTGGCGAACTGGAGTCGAAGGATCCCAGCATTTCGGCCAGTACAGGGAAGGACCCGAAGCGGTACGCGCTTTGCGTTCTCCCGAGATGGCAGGACGCGCGCAGCGACGTGACCATGTCCGAGACGGAGTATGGCTATCGGCTGATTGCTGCGACCAACAACATGACCGACGAATTGCTGAGCATCCGCAAGACGTCCAAGGGCAGCGCTGTAAAGCTGTACCAGCGCATGGCCTGGGCGCCAGGTTATGGGCGTAGCGATATGGAGCAGGCGGTGAAAAGCTGTCTGTAAATCGAAACGAAGTACACAAGGCCGCCTCCGGGCGGCTTTTTCATGCCCGGAGAAAACCATGTCAGCAATCACTTCCAGCCATCAAACAATGACCACCATCCTGTTGTCAGGTCCGCTGATCAAATTGTTTGGCAGGGTCCACCGGCGCGAGCTTGGTAGTAAATCGGTAGGCGAGGCCTTCAAGGCGCTGAAATGCACAATCGAAGGCTTCGAGACGGCCATCAAGGATCTTGAGCGGAGAGGAATGCGGTTTGCCATTTTCCGCAATCGGAAGAACGTGGCTGAGAAGGAGTTCGCGCTGGGCGGTACCGAGGAAATCAGGATTGTCCCTGTTATTTCTGGCAGCAAGCGCGCCGGACTTCTCCAGACCATCATCGGCGCCGTATTAATTGCCGCGTCGTTTATCCCTGGCTTCCAGGCGCTGGCGCCAGTCGGTATTGCTCTCGTTGCCGGCGGCGTCATCCAGATGCTCAGCCCCCAGGCCTCTGGACTCAAGCAAAGCGCCGGCCCCGAGAATGCTCCGTCCTACGCCTTTGGCAGCGCCAAGAACACCACGGCAAGCGGTAACCCCGTGCCGATCTGCATTGGCGAGCGCCGGTGGGGCGGGATGATCATCAGCGCGAGCATCTACGCGGAGGACAAGGCATGAGCAAAGTCACCTACAGCATCACGATCCACGGCCTGCACCGGCTTGAAGGCGGATTGATTTGCAGCGACGAAGCGGTGGTTTCGGTTCTGGATGACGGGCATGAGATCCACCGCGAGCGCTTCTTTGGCAAATGCATATCGCCAGGCGGCTACACGAGGAAGTATCGCGGCAAGCCCGGGCTTACCGCTGCCCTGATATCCGGCAACTGCCGCATGGGTTTCAGCTTGAATGACCCAGCAAAGGCTCTTCCAAGCCACCCATAAAATCGTCAGAGCCCAGCCGGTGAGAGCCGTATTCGACTCGATATCTAGGCCCGCGTGATTTGGCCTCGGCTTCAGCCGCATCCTTCGAGGCGTAGATATCGACGAACCGCCACGGAGAGCCTTGCACGACACCCCAGCCGAGTACGGAACCAGCGTTATCTGGGTCTTTCGGAAGGTTTCCAGCGAGGCTTCTGATTGACATGACCGCTCCTTGTTTTTGAAAGCGCAACGCTACTACCGCTGAGAGCCGTGGGGTTACTGACATTTCATCCACGCTGTACAGATACACAGACCACCCATGAGGTGGTTTTTTTCGCCTGGAGGAAAGCATGGGCGCAGCACGCAAGATCGATATTCACGGCGCGAAAGGCGGAGACAAAAAGCCCAAGTCCCCGACCGAGGCCAGCGACAACCTGCGCTCCACGAACATTGCCAAGCTGCTGATCGCCGTGGGCGAGGGCGAGTTTGAGGAGGCTCCCACTGCAGCGAACATCTTTCTCGACAACACCCCCATCAACGATGCCAGCGGCAACGTCAACTTCCCGAACGTGAAGTGGGATTGGCGCTCCGGATCGGTCGATCAGACTTACATCCCGGGGATTCCGTCGGTAGAGAACGAGACCTCGCTGAACATCGAGCTTCGCAGCGATGCGGCCTGGGTTCGCTCTGTCACGAACATCCAACTGTCTGCCGTGCGCCTGCGGTTCGCCTGGCCCGCGCTCCAGCGCCAGGACGACCAAGGCAACATTGGCGGCTACCGGATCGAGTACGCCATCGACGTGGCTACCGACGGCGGAGCCTATCAGCAAGTTCTGACCGATGCTGTGGACGGCAAGACCACCACCCGATATGAGCGCTCCAAGCGTGTTGACCTGCCCGAGGCCACCACCGGCTGGCAGATCCGCGTGCGCCGTCTGACAGCCAACCAGAACAGCAACAAGATCGCAGACACCATGCTGATCGCTGGCTTCACTGAGGTGATTGACGCCAAGCTTCGGTATCCGAACACCGCGCTGCTGTACATCGAGTTCGACGCCGAGCAGTTCACCAACATTCCGGCCGTCACCGTGAAGTGCAAGGCCCGGAAATGGCAGGTGCCGAGCAACTACGACCCGATCAGCCGCACCTACACCGGCACCTGGGACGGCAGCATGAAGCTGGCCTGGACCAACAACCCTGCGTGGATCACCTACGGCATCTGCACCGAGGATCGTTTCGGCCTGGGCAAGCGCATCAAGACGTTCATGGTCGACAAGTGGGAGCTGTACCGGATCGCCCAGTACTGCGACCAGTTGGTGCCCGATGGCCTGGGCGGTACCGAGCCGCGCTTCCTCTGTGACATGAACCTGCAGGGCAAGGCCGACGCCTGGACGCTGCTGCGGGATATCTCCGGCATCTACCGCGGGATGACCTATTGGGCCCAGGGCCAGCTCATCATGCAGGCCGACATGCCGCGCGCCCAGGACTTCGACTATGTCTTCACCCGGGCGAACGTCATCGACGGGAAATTCTCCTACGGCAGCGCCTCGGCTAAGACCCGCTACACCCGGGCCCTGGTCAGCTACGACAACCCGGCGAACAACTACGACACCGACGTCATTCCGTTTTCGGATCTGGACCTCCAGCGCCGCTACGGGGACCGGCCAACCGAGCTGAGCGCCATCGGTTGCACCCGCGCATCCGAGGCCCAGCGCCGGGGCAAGTGGGCGATCCTGAGCAACAACCTGGACCGCACCGTCACCTTCAAGACAGGTATGGAGGGCGTACTTCCGCTCCCGGGCCACATCATCCCTGTGGCCGATTCGCTGCTGGCTGGCCGGGAGATTGGCGGGCGTATCTCAGCCGTTGCCGGTCGCGTTGTGACGCTGGACCGTGACACCCTGGCGAAGGTTGGCGACCGACTGATCATCAACCTGCCCGGCGGCCGCGCCGAAGGTCGCACAGTACAGAGTGTCGCCGGCCGCGCCGTGACCGTGACCGTCGCCTACAGCGAAGCGCCGCGGGCGCAGCTTCAGTGGGCGCTCGACGCTGACGACCTGGCGATTCCGCTCTACCGCGTGCTGCGGACCAAGCGCACCACCGAGGGCGACTTTGAAATCAGTGCCCTGCAGTACGAGCCGAGCAAGTTTGCGCACATCGACACCGGCGCACGCCTTGAGGACCGGCCAATCAGCGTGATCCCTATCACCGTGGTCCCGGCGCCTGCGAGCGTTACAGTCGCCTCGGTCTCCTCTGTTGTTCAGGGGTTGGCGGTGGCCACTATGACAATCAGTTGGCCGGCGGTGGAGGGGGCTGTTGCCTATGACATCGAATGGCGTAAGGACAGCGGTAACTGGATCAAGGTGCAGCGCACCGGCTCGACCAACGTAGACGTGGTGGGCATCTATGCGGGTGCTTACGTTGCCCGGGTCCGTGCCGTGAGTGCGTTCGACATCTCGTCGATCTGGCGTAACTCTGTGCTGACCGAACTCGCGGGCAAGGATGGCCTGCCGCCGGCAGTGTCGTTCTTGACGGCAACGCCGCTGCTGTTCGGGATATATCTCAAATGGGGTTTCCCCGAGGGATCGAGCGACACCCAGCGCACGGAGATTTGGTACGGGCCAACCACGGATCAGGAGGCATCGACCGAGCTCACTGATCTGGCATACCCACAAAGCGATTTCTCCCTGCTGGGCCTGGCCGCTGGCGTGACCTTCTATTTCTGGGCGCGCCTGGTGGATCGGATCGGCAACATCGGACCATGGTATCCGGTTGGGATTGGGGTCCAGGGGCAGTCGAGCTCGGAGGCGGGGCCGATCCTGGACATGATCGCCGGTCAAATCGGCGAGACAGAGCTCGGTCAGGACATTCTGGATGAAATCAATAAGATTCCCGGCCTTCAGGACCAGATCAATGCGCTTGATGGGTTGTCGGCCTACAAGCCGGCTGAAGTGTATGAGCCAGGAGAAATGGTTGTCGGAGATGGCCGCATCTATCAGGCGAAAGTCCAGGTTCCGATCGAGACGCCACCACCGAACACCGCCTACTGGATTGATGTCGGCCAGTCGGTCGAGACGGCAAACGGTCTGGCGCAGCAGGTGGCCACTAACACCGCTGACATCACCGAAATTGACGGTGTTGTCACAGCTCAGGCCACGGCTTTCCAAGCTCTGAGGGCTTCCTACCGTGATGATAACGGAGAGGGTGAGCTCGCAGATGCGCTGAAGGGATGGACCAGCACGGCGGCGATTGCTTCGGAGAGCAGTGTTCGGGCTTCTGAAAATGAGGCCATGGCCCGTCGGGTGACCACTTTCGATGCGCGGATAGGTGAGAACTCAGCAAATCTGACCACGCTTGAGCAGGTAGTTGCCACAAACGAGTCAGCCACGGCGACCAAGATTGATCAGCTCACCGCCACCGTCGGCGACAACACGGCGGCGATACAGGAAACGGCCACGGCTTATGCGGACACTAGCGGCAAGCTGAGCACGATGTGGTCCGTGAAGATGCAGCTAACGGCTGACGGAAAGTACGTGGCTGCTGGTATCGGGCTGGGTATCGAGAACACTGCCGCCGGACTGCAAAGCCAGTTCCTTGTCAGCGCTGATCGGTTCGCGATCGTCAATACCATAGCCGGCGGCGCCATTTCGGTGCCGTTTGCAGTGCAGGGCGGCCAGGTGTTCATGAACTCGGCATTCATCCAGGACGGCAGCATCACGATGCTGAAGATCGGCCAGTACCTGCAATCCGATAACTACGTTGCTGGAACGCAGGGCTGGCGACTGGATAAGGCCGGCAACCTCGAGTTCAACGGTCCTGCACCTGGTGGCGGACGCCTGACCATGACCAACCGTGCGATCAAGGTCTACGACCAGAACGGTGTGAAACGGGTCCAGCTTGGAGATCTATCCGCATGAGCTTTGGGCTGGAAATCCGGGACGAGAATGGCAATGTCACTCTCGATCCGTCGTCATTCACGATGCGGGTTGTATATAGCGGAGTGGTCACAGGGTCGAACGCTGCGACTTATCAGACCATCTCTGTGCCCGGGCTTACGCCTACGAATGGCGCCGCGTTCGTTGTGCCAATTGGTAGCTATAACGTGAGCGTAGATATGCAACTGGAGACCGAAGTTATAGCAGGCGCGGTACGGGTCTATAGCTATATGCGAGGCAGGGAGCAGTTCAGCAGCACGACCAGTTCGACAATGCGGTTAATTGTAATAAGGTTTTCCTAATGGCATATGGATTGGAGTTCACAAACGACAGCAACGTAGTGACCGTTGATTCTGAGTTTACGCGGCTCGTAGTTTTGGCCAAGGGAACCTACCAACCCACTCAGGAATCCGGGCTTGGGTCGGTCACCTCGTTTCCGCGAACAATCACAAGCCAAGAGCCACCGCTTGTTTTCATCCGCCCCGCTGGCAGCAGCGGGATTGCCGGCCTGTGTTTAATGCGTGTACTTGGATCGCCTGGGGCCTGGACCGGCTTCTATGTTCGAGCTTATGACGAGAACACGCTGCAGCCAAACGGGGCTTACTTCGCCTGCGGCTTCGCAGCCACCGCGCTTGCCAGCTTCGGCATGAGGTTGTGGGATGGAAACTCGAAGTTGCTGTTCGATAGCGGCACTCCCTATGCCAGGTTCACCCGGTCGTTTCAGAACTGGACCTACGTAAAAACAGATGCCACGGCTCAAGGCCAGCCCCGGAATTATTATCGAGTTAACTTCAATTTTCCGGCTGGTGAGTACATGCTGATAAACACTTTCAGCATGCCGATGCTTAATGATGACCCTTTCAGCAGGTCCCTTTCTTGCTGGTGGGATTTTTCTGGCGGGAATCTTTACGCGCTAACTGTAGGTTCAAACAATCCGTTCTCCTTCTTTCTCCCCGCCGTATTTGCAAAACTTTAAAGGATGATTTTCTATGCCCTGGTATAAAGCTGGGACGGTTTCCGTCACCCTAAATTCCAATTCCGTGATCGGTTCCGGCACCGCGTTTATCGTTAATTGCCGGGTCGGTGATGCGTTCCGAGGGCCCGACGGCGGCTGGTACGAAATTATCAACGTGGCAAGTGACACCGCGCTCGCTATAGATCCTCCGTATCAAGGTGCATCCGAAGCGGCTGGCGCCTACGCATTGGCGCCGATGCAGGGCTATGTCAAGGATTCTGCCGATCAATTGCGAGCGATCGTGAATACCTACGGCGCTAAGTTGTCGGCGCTGGGTACGACTGGGAACTACGACATTTTGCCGACGAGCAAGGGCGGAACAGGGATCGATGATCTTTCAGTCTTCATCCAGGGAATGCTTAACGACGCTGACGATGACGCCGCCAGAGCCACCTTGAATGCAGCCAAGTCCGGGTCGAATTCCGATATCACCTCACTGTCCGCGCTCACCACTGCGCTCAGCGTAGCGCAGGGCGGCACAGGAGGATCTACTCAGGCGACGGCACGGGGCGGCCTTGGTCTCGGTGCTGTGGCGGTGGAAAACGTCGTGCCAGTGGAAAAGGGCGGCACCGGCGGTAACACGCAGGCATTGGCTCGAACTGGCTTGGGCCTGGGGACATCCGCAACAGCAAACACCGGTACCGCCGTAGGCAACGTAATGTTAGTGGGGGCGTTTGGTCTTGGTGCCAGTTTCACCACTGGGATTCCCGCGACATCCGACATTAACGGCACGCCGATCTCTCAGACTGGCATCTATCGATACACCAGCAGCACGGTAGGTCGTCCGACCTTTAGTAACTTCGGCTCGCTGTTAAATTTGGCATTAGCCAACGATGCCAATGGCAACTATGGCACGCAGCTCGCCATCGATTATGCCGCCGATAAAATAGGTTTCCGTCGTATCACCGGCGCTTCTGGCTGGAGCACCTGGAATGAGATTTACCATACGGCGAATACCACTCGAGGATCGGGAGGTGCGCTGTCCGCTGCTTCGCCCATCGTCCGTGTTGCCAGCGTCTCGGGAAGTCTGCGCGGCGACTTGTTGGAGCAGACTTTCGAGGCCGCTGGGGATTGGGGCGTGGCGAACGACGAGGCGCGGGGTGTGAACGTGCAGCGTATATCCATCGGCGAATATCGCATCACCGGTGCCCTGGGCCTGGCGTTGGAAGGGTGGCGTACACAGGACCCTTGCTCGCCAGATGGGGGGCGTACCTTGGGGATGAGCGTCAGTGAAGAGGCCACAGACGGTACTGTCACAATAAAGCTGTTCAAGCAGCGCTGGACGCTCTCTGACGACGGGGAAATGATCCCGGGCCCAGGCGCGCCAATGGACGTTCCCCTCAACAGCTGGATCGATGTTCGACTCAATATGCCAGCTGCTGAGCAACCGCCAATGCCAGAGAGCCTTGTGGCAGAAGCCATTTAGCGCTCACCCAACACAGTAACCCGCCATCGAGCGGGATTTTTTTTGCCCGGAGAACAGTTATGACTGCAACCGAGAAAGATCGGGACATCCTCGCGCGCACGCTGTGGGGTGAGGCTCGTGGTGAGAGTTTTGCTGGCCAGGTGGCCGTGGCCTGCGTCATCCGCAACCGCGTGAACGATGGTAAGGCCAAGTCCTGGTGGGGTGAAGGCTATGCCGGCGTCTGCCTGAAGCCGTACCAGTTCAGTTGCTGGAACAAGAACGACGCGAACTATCCGCACCTCAGCGGCGCCAAGCCGATCCCGCCGAAGCAGTTCGCCCAGGCCCAGCGGGCGGCGGACCTGGTGATCTCCGGCCAGGAGCCCGACATCACCAAAGGCGCGACCCACTACTACGCCACTACCATGCCGAAGCCGCCGGCCTGGGCGAAGGACGCAACCGAGACCTTCCGCCTGGGCAACCACATCTTCTTCAAGGACGTCCCATGAATCCCGCCACGCTGAAGCTGCTGATCGCCGGTGTGGCGGTGGCGATGATCCTGGCCATGAGCGCGACATGGAAGGTTCAGGACTGGCGCTACGGGATGAAACTGGCGGAGCAGGCCGGCCTGCATCAATCCGACCTGGACAAAATCGGCAGCGCGGCCTCAGCCCAGGTTCAGGCGGAGCAGGGCAAGCGTCTAGCCCTGGAACAGCGGCTGACCGCCAACGACCAAACCCACCACAAGGAACTGAGCGATGCTCAAACGAACCAGACTCGCCTGCGCGATCGCCTTGCCACTGCTGATTTGCGGCTGTCAGTCCTCCTTGCCGAGGATCCAGCCAGTTGCAACGGAGTGCCTGCCACCGCCGGCGCCGTCGGCATGGTTCATGGAGCCCGTCGAGCCCAACTTGACCCAGCGCATGCTCAAAGAATTATCGCCATCACCGACGCCGGCGACCGGGGGTTGATTGCCCTGGCAGCCTGCCAGGCGTATGTCAGGGAAGTGAATCAGCGATAGGGCGGATCAGTTCAGGGCCCTGGTTGCGCACGTTGCCCACGGCGCGGTCCACCTTGAACCACTCGAAGGCCTCGGCCGGCTCACCCTGCTGCAAGACAATTTGCTCAGCCCGCTCCTTGGGCGTGGCCGGGTCGAGCCATTCCCGGGCAAGGTCTGCGTCCAGCACAACCGGTCGCCGATCATGGATGTCGACCATACCGCCCTGGCTGTCGGCGGTGATGATCACGAAGCCGTCGTGCTCATCTGGCTCATGGTCACCGGTGGGGTACTGGCCGATGGCCGCGCAGAATATGGGGGCATGATCCCGCCTGCGGATCAGGTAGGGCTGTTTCTTCGGCCCACCCTCATCGACCCACTCGAACCAGTTATTGATCGGCGTGATAGCGCGGTTCGGCCAGATCGCCCGGTAGAAGGGGCCGTGGGCGACTTTCTCGACCCGGGCATTGATTGGTGCGGCGCGGTCCTTGGCCCAGTGTGGTCGCCAACCCCAGCGGACCAGGTCGGCATGCAGGATGTCGCCTTCCTGGTGGAATAGAGCGAGCTGTTGCGACGGTGCGCCGTTATACCGTTCCAGCGGCTGGTCACCGACTGCGTTCACCACCGCGTTCGGCATGCTCAGTGCCGCCACGAAGTCGTGAATGCCCGTGTACTGGGAGAGTCGTCCGCACATGTTCATTCCTCCGGCTTTAGAGTGTAGCTGGGCGGTTCAGGCTTCGGCGTGAAGCCGAGTCCACCGCAAGCCGCACAGTCGTCCCGCTTACCAAAGTGGTCCTGGCATGCCGAGCACGGAAGGAACTTTGCCATCTCAAAAAACGGCCTGACCTTTTCCATAATTGAAAAGTGCTTGTTCTCCATAGCCACCTGGACCACATCTAGCATCCAGCGGTACACATCTGGGTCCTGTGTGACCGGGTACACCACGCCCTCGACCATCCGTTCTGTCGCAACCAGATCGAATTGCCGACCGTCATCCAGGGTAAGGGTCAGCCCATCGATGCGACCAGTGGTATTGGCGTAGCTGAACTTCAGCATTAAGCCCGTCCCATCCCGGCATACCTTGCCGTCATAGGGTTGAAGTTTGCTTCCCCGGTTGTTGTCGAGCGTCAAAATGGAATGAAAGACTTTCCCAAACCTAGGGCCGCCGCCTTTCGGCACCACGTCATAGCCGTAGGACGGACGGTAGAGGATCGGACATGCCTGCAACTCCTCCACGGCCAGCCAATAGGCAGCGTTCGCCATCTCGTCCATGTCGAACTGGTCTAGCTGGTCGATCAGGCCTTCTTCAACCAGTCGGGCTGATATCTCATGTAGCGTGGATCTATGTCTCTCCGGAGACTGCATCCGAAAATCGTGGTCATCGAGGGTGTCTCGCCAATGCTTGAGCCTTAGCGCTTTCGCCTGTTCGAAGTTCATGGTTGGGGTTCGCTTGCTGAATACTGTTTGGATATACAGTAATCGAGGGGCGATGATTCGGGCGAGGGCTGGGCGACGAGCTGCGGCCTTTCAGTCGGATGACATCATTACTGCCAGGCTCATTTTGATGAATTCTTCATTTAGGTCCAAGGTCGCCAAGGCTCCCCGCACATTGGCGGCCACCTGATTCGATCCTTGCCTATCTACCCAATTGGTCAGCTCCATGATGGCTGCTTCCAGGGCACGCTGGTTTTCGTTGATCTTCGAAAGCAATGATGGGAGCAGGTCGAGATTTTGCATTGGCGACTCCTACTTCGGAGAAATAAGCGTAGCAGTTCGGGGTAAGGGTGTTCGGTCGGCAGAACGCCGCAGGAGGGTGGGGATTTATGCAAGATCGGCATAAAGGAATGGCCAGATGGCTAATAAAATTTAGGCTGTTTCGGGATGCAATGGGGGTAATTTCCGGTCCGCAATCATTTTAGGGGATGCGGAAACATTGGCTGATATAGCAATGATTTTAGGTTAATTGCGGACCAGAAAACCTATTGCACGCCACGGCCTGATTGACTTCCACTAAGGACTTAAAATCCCCCGCTCGTAAGGGCGTGCCGGTTCGATTCCGGCTTCGGGCACCATCTAAAATCAAGGGTTTGCGAGCGAAAGCTAATGCAAACCCTTGTTTGTTTCTGCTCCGTCAAACCACCTTATCCAAGCTGCGCTCACAACCTGCGCCGAAATGCCTCGAGAATCTCCCGGGTGCCCTTTTTCATTTGCAGTTGCGCGATAGCGTCCAGCGGATGCCAGAGGCAGTCGCTGATTTCATTCTGTGGCCGGGCGGTCTTTGAATCGGTGACCGCGGCTTCGAACACGTGGTGTTCGGTTTCACCGTCGCTGATGCGCATCAGATAAAGCAGGTTGTGCGCGTCCAGCCCGGTCTCTTCTGCCAACTCGCGTAGTGCCGCCCCAGCATGGGTTTCGCCGCGCTCAACGGTTCCACCAGGCAATGTCCAGCGGCTGTTGGCCTTGCGCACGAGCAAGATGTGGCGATCTTCCTCGCAGATGACGGTCGCTCGAATTTTCAT